AATGTTCCGAGATACGAACAGAAAACTTTATCCATTACCTAGCAAACTTTAGATACTACAATAGGGATCTGGATTTGTATGTAAGGCTCGTGGCGTAAAGAAATTATATAGGGGTTATCTAAATATACTTACCTCTTGTGATTAAGTTTAACAGACGATCACAGGAGGTATTTTTTATGATTAGAGTAAAGAAACTTGAAAAAGGTACTTACTTTGATGATGCCTATATGCTTTCTTTTCGGTACGATCCTAGTACTGTAGCAAAAGTAAAAGAGCTGGCTCAGAGGAGATATTTACCAGAGGAGAGAGCATGGGAGATCCCTAGCTATGAGTTACCTAACCTGATTGATAAGGTAGGGCTCAGTAGTATAGAGGCTGAGGATGCTCTTTTAGGTGCTCTCAAAAGTAAAGAGGTGGAGGATCGTAAGGCGGCTACCGCTGAAAGGCTGAAAGGTATTAAGCCGCTGATTGATTTTGAGTTTACTACAGAGCCTCTACCTCACCAGATAGAGGCTTTTAATTTTGGCTTGCAAAACAATATGATGCTGATCGGTGATGAGCAAGGCTTAGGTAAAACTAAGGAGAGTATTGATATTTGCGTGGCTAGAAAGGCTGAGCTTGTAAAAACCCTGATAGTATGCGGGGTAAACTCGGTAAAGTATAACTGGGAGAAAGAGATCAAAAAGCACTCTAAAGAGAGCTCTTTTATGATTGATGGTAAAACCATGACAATTAGAGCGGCTCAGATTTATGAGTGGTATAAAAGCTCTAGCTACTTTGGCATTATCAATATTGAGAGCCTGAGAAAAGAGGAGATACAGGATGCTCTTTATGATGGTATCAGAGAGGGCTACATAGGGGCTATTATTGTAGATGAAATCCATAAGGCTAAAAATGGCTCTAGTCAACAGGGTAAAGCTCTTAGGATTTTGAAAACCCCTGTAAGGCTGGGGCTCTCTGGTACTCCTATGAATAAGGCGGAGGATCTCTGGAATATCCTCACATGGCTAGAGGTTGAAAAGAGATCCTACTACCGCTTTAAGAGTACTTATTGTGTGATGGGCGGCTATGGCGGCTATCATGTTGTAGGGCATAAAAACCTAGAGAGCCTTAATGCTGAGCTCAATAGCGTAATGCTCAGGAGGCGAAAAGATGAGGTACTGGATTTGCCGCCTAAGGTACATAGTACTGAGTATGTAGAGCTCACAAAAAAGCAACAGCTCATATACAGAGATATTAAAAATGGCATTATAGCAGAGCTTGAGAATATCCTAACCTCTGTAAATCCCCTATCATGTACTCTCAGGCTGAGGCAATTAACAGGAGGGCTTTTTACAGAGGATAATCCTAAGCTGGAGCGTATTAAGGATATGCTGGCTGAGGAGATTGTACCTAATGGCTATAAGGCTCTTATATTCTCTCAGTGGGAGAAAATTACTGAGGTGTATTATGAGGCTCTGAAAGAGTATAACCCCGCCTATATTGTAGGCAAGGTATCCGCTGAGGATAGAGAGGCTGAAAAGGAGCGTTTTCAGAATGATCCTGAGTGTAAGCTGGCTATTGGTACTATTGGTGCTATGGGTACTGGTTTTACTCTTAATAAGGCTAGCTATGTTTTCTTTGTAGATAAGGCGTGGAATAGCGGGGATAATGCTCAGGCTGAGGATAGGGCTCACAGAATAGGTACAGAGGGTACAGTAAATGTAATCTCTCTGGTGGCTAAGGGTACTGTAGATGAGGGTATTGAGGAGTATCTGATTGATAATCAAGATCTCTTTGATCGTGTAGTAGATGGTAAGGGATCTAAGCACGATATTAGGCAAGTACTCACTAATCTCTTGAAATTGTAATATAGGTGGTATATAATAAGTATAGTAGGAGGCGGCTAACATGAAAGTGATAACAATAGATGAGAGCACTGGAAAAAGAGTATTTTCCCGCAAAGAGGTAGCGGATATATGTGGGGTATCTACTCAAACTATCCGATTATGGGAGAAAGCTGAGGTTATCCCTCTTAGCGTAAGAGATGAGAATGATTATAGCTATTGGGATGAGGATGCTCTTAAAAAGATTAAAGAGTACTCTCAGCTCTCCATAAAGGAGAGGCGTAAAAAATAAGAGTTTTCAGTAGAGGGGCGGTAAGCCCCTCTTTTTTTTGCCTTAAATCTGAGGAGTAACGGATGGTATTCTAAAAAATCTCTGTGTTAGTGATTAGGTTGAGTAGCTCTAAAAGCAAAAAATAATAGGAGGTACTTGGTATGGCAGTAGAGATTAGGTTTACTAATGCTGAGGTGGAGGATAGCGGCTTTGGCTTGAGAGTAAACGGAGAGAGCCTTGAGGATATTATCTCTATGGCTCTTGGCACTAAGGCAAAGGGTGTAAACTACGGAAATCCTAACTATGACAAGCTCAAAAAGTTTAGCTCTAATGCGTGTGATGTGATGGTGGTTATAGCCCCTCATCCTAAGGAGTGCAAAATTGAGGATGATGAGAATGTATATCACAGTGTAGAGGATCTGGAGGCTGATATTGATGGGCGGATTAGCAAGGAAACTACAGAGGCAGAAAGCGAAAGCTGAGGGTACTCTGGAATACAAAAAGGTAGCCGCTAGAAAGCTGGGTATCTCAGTATCAGAGTATAACCGCCGTATGAAAAGGCGGGAGAAAAATCTAAAAGAAATAACTGGAGGTAGTGAAAATGGCAAAGGATAACTTTAATGCTAGGGTTGCTGAGCTTGATATTGAGCTGGGTATGAGTGTACAAAACGCTAGCGGGATTTGGTGTAAGCCTACTGTGAGGATGAGTATTGCTATTGATGGCGGTACTAACCCTGAGCAAAGAGGGGCTATTATCAAACAGGCTTTTGATGAGGTATGTGAGAATATCGAAAAAGTGATCTCTGAGATGGAATAACTCACAGGGGGGGAGCCTTAAGCTCCCTTTTCCCTTTAGGGAGGTGAAACTGTGGGTAATCAAGTTAAAGATAATAACTACTTTGTAGTACATGGCTGGATGAGAAACCTCTTAGGGCTAAGGGGTAATGCTCTGGATATTTATGCTATTATCTATGGCTTTTCTCAGGCGGATCATCAAGAGTTTACCGCTAGCATTAACTATCTTTGTGAGTGGCTAGGAGTAAGCCGCCCTACAATTATCAATAATCTTAAGGATCTTGTAGATAGAGGGCTCCTCACTAAAGAAAGTGAGGATATAAATGGTGTTACATATTGCCGCTATAGGGCTGTGATACCAGATGAGGAGGGTAGTAAAAAAACTTTACTACCCCAGTCAAAAAACTTTACTGGGGGTAGTCAAAAAACTTTACTCAATAATAAACAAGATAAAGAACAGGATAAAGAAAAACCTTTTTCTACGAAAAAGGGCGGAGCCTCAAAAAAGAGCTCTAGTTATAATACTGTGTTTAATGCTCCAGAAAATGAGGTTATTAAAGAGGCTTTAGTAAAATGGGTAAATGTTTGTAAAGGTAGGAGAGTAGGTTTTAGATATGAAACGCTGGAGAGGTGGGCTAGTGTTTTAAGAGATAATGCTGGAGATAACCCTGAGATTGCTTTAGCTATTGTAGATCAGAGTATAGAGGCTGGCTGGAAAGATCTTTATGCTTTGAAAAAGAAACCTGAGGCAAAACCTAGAGCCAGTATGGAGAGGTTTAATCCTGATAAGGATAAGGGTGCTACAGGCACAGACGGTAAACCACTGGTGTACTAAGCTAGAGGAGAGTTAAAAGCTCTCCTCTAATTTTTTGCCGCTGGTGTGATTAGGTTTGATAGAAAACAGTGAGGAGGTAATAGCGGTGAAATGCTTTGCAGAGGATTATTGCCAGAAAGATAGATCTGAGTGTAGTGAGGTATGCGGCGGCTACCGTGTGCTCAGAGCTCTTTACAGGCTTAGCAGAATACCAGCAAATTACAGCTACTCAATTCCCCTCTCCCCTGAGGTGGGAGATGTTGAGGCTTTTGAGGAGCTCAATGCTTTTAAGGAGAATATTTTAGAGAATGTAGAGGCGGGGAAAAACCTTTATATCTGGGGTAAAAATACAGGGTGCGGTAAAACCTCATGGGCTTGTAAGATTATGGGCTATTATTTCCGTAAGATAGCCTTTAGTAGTGGGCTTGAAAATGAGGGGCTTTATATCTACCTCCCTACTTTCCTTGAGGATCTCAGAAACTCTTATAGTAATCCTGATGAGGATTTTGCTGAGGTGTTGGAGATGCTGAAAAAGTGTAAGCTCCTGATTATTGATGATATAGGGGCGGAGAAAGTAACTGAGTGGGTAAGAGAGAGGCTGGTAAGCATTATCAATACCAGAGTAAGCGGTGGGCTTAGTACAATTTATACCAGTAACCTCTCCCCTGATGAGCTGGTATCTCAGTTTGAGGAGCGTATAGCTAGTAGAGTGCTGGGGTGCTCTCAGATTATAGAAATCACTGGTAAGGATAGGAGGGGGCTATAATGGCGGCTGGAATGTTTGAGCAAAGTATCATAAGCAAGCTCTTAGAGGGCGGCGGCTTAGAGGTACTCCATGCTAATAGCGTTACCCCTGAGATGTTTCTTACTTGTGGCTCTGAGATCGCTTTTATCCTTAAGCACTATGAGCAATACAAGCAAGTACCAGATAAGATAACTTTTCTCTCTGAGTTTCATGATTTTCAGATGCTTGAGGTATCTGAAAATATGGATTATCTGGTATATAAGCTCAAAGAGGCTTACACCTATACTAAGCTGGTGCCGATTATTCAAAATGCGGCGGATCGTGTGAGAGAGGATAGCATAGAGGCTATTGATTATCTAAAGGATCAGCTTTCTCAGTTGGAGAGGGCTGTACCAGTTAGCGGTAATAAAGATGGCTATGATATTATCACTAATGCTAAGGATAGGCTGGCTGAGTATAAAAAGCGTTGTGAGGTAAAGGGGCTTATAGGTATTCCTACTGGTATTCCTAAGCTGGATGAGCTTACTAATGGGTGGCTCTGGGGTGAGGAGCTGGTGGTAATCACAGGGCGTACTAATGTGGGTAAAAGCTGGATGGCTGAGTACTTTGCTACTATCGCTTATAATTTGGGGTATAAGATCCTTTTCTACTCTGGAGAGATGAGCAAAGAGATTATAGGCTTTAGATTTGATACTCTTAATAAGCACTTTAGCAATAGCGGTTTATTGAATGGTGCGGGTACTCTGGGTAAAAAGCCTGATACTGATGGTGGAAATTACTTAGAGGCGGATTATGAGAATTATATCAATCAGCTTTCTCAAAAGAGCGGCTTTGTAGTGGTTACTCCTGATGATTTTCATGGGCGTAAGCCTAATGTAGATGAGATTAAAGAGCTGGCTATAAAACACAGTGCGGATATGATTGTAGTGGATCAGCTTTCTCTTATGAGTGATAGGAGAAAAGCTGATATACCCCGCATAGCCTACGGCAATATTTCAGAGGATCTCTTTTTAATGAGTAAAGAGCTGAAAAAGCCTGTACTCCTCTTAGCTCAGGCAAACAGAGAGGCGGTTAAAAACCGTAAAAAGGGAGAGAGCCCTGAGCTACACGATTTGGCAGAGAGCGATCTTGTAGGGCAAAACTCAAGTAGAGTACTTTCTCTTAGTGTGATTGATGGTACTCTGAAAATAGCTCTTAAAAAGAATAGGTACGGCTTGAATAATAAAGAGGTACTTATGATATGGGATATTAACACAGGGTACTTAAAGCCTCTCCTCTCTGATAACCCTGAGGAAAAAACAGGGGCGGCAAAGGATAAGCCTGAGGAGGGCAAGAAAGAGGGAGGTAAAAAGGATTATGGTTTTTAAGAAACGCCTTAGAGAAAAGGTGCTTGTACAAGAGGCTAGGATTAAAGAGCTTGAGGAGATTTTATGCCCTTGTGAGGCTCATGAGTGGGTAAATACTGGTTTTCATTTTGTGGGCGGTACAGGGCGTGGAGATGAGCTTACTGTTTATCATAAAGTATGCAAGAGGTGTAAAAAGCGTATTCAGAGTATCACTCCATAAGAGGGTAAAAAGAAAAACTGAAAAAAGTGTAAGTAGGTATCTAAAAATAGCCTCCTTTTCTGATTAGATTGAGTATCACAGAAAAAGGAGGCTATTTTTTATGCAGACATTGAACAGTAAAGCGGTAGCTGAGATGCTGGGTAAAAGGCATGATAATTTTAAGAGAGAGCTGAGAAAGTATGTGGCTACTCTTGGTGAGGCGGCTGGTGAGTATTTTCTTGAGGGTACTTACAAGGATGCTATGGGTAGAGAAAGATCTGGTTATCTGATTACCCTTAAAGGCTGTGAGCTTATCGCTGGGCGTATGATTGGCGTTAAGAGTGATGAGTTTAGAGAAAAGTACAAGCCCTTGTTTTCTGTAGAGGAGAGCTCTGAGCCTGTAAAGGCGGCTTGTACCCCTCAGGAGGTACACGGATATACCACTGAGGAGGCGGCTGAGGTTTTGGGATGTAGCCGCCGTACCGTACAGAGATTGATCCAGCGTGGAGAGCTGGCTACTCAAGAGGTTACTGTGATGGTGCCTACAGTGAAAACCCTTGTAATCCCTGAGGAGCTGGATAGATACCAGAAAGAGAGGGCGGCTGTATGATGTTCTTTGAAACTAAGTGGAGGCTGGTAGCCTGTAGGGTACAAGCTGGATATACACAGAAAGAGGCGGCTAAGGCTATTGGGGTTGCTGAGCAAACAATTATAAGATGGGAAAACGGCTCCTCAGCTCCTAAGATGGAGGATGCTCAAAAGCTGAGTGAGTTGTACCAGATCCCTCTTGCTTATATGGACTGGACAAAAGACGGTAACTCTACACCTCTTAAGGATAGAGATCTTAGCGGCATTGATGGGTAACAAAAAAGAGGAGGCTTACTCCTCCCCTTTTCTGGTGGTTACTTATGTATTTTAAGAGCTATTGTAACCAGTAGGTGTCTATCCTCATCTGAGAGCTTTGTAAACAGCTTAAGGAATTGTACCAGTTCACTATCTGTACCTAGTTTCTGCTGTAGGTCTGAGAGCTCTTTGTCAGGGAGGCTCTCAGCAGAGAAATTAAAGAAATGCTCTATAGGTGCATTTAGGTAACTAGCTAGCTTTTGCAGTCTTTCCATATCTGGTAGGTGCCGCCCTGTATTCCATGCTGAAATTGTGGTAGGGGGTATACCTAGAGCATCCGCTATATCCTTATTGCTTTTACTTCTGAGGGATTTGTAGTAAGCCATAGCCCTAGAGAAGTTCTCATTGAGAGGAGCCTTGTTAGGCAATATCTCACCTCCTCTCTTTTGAGGGTACACAAGTATTATACAGTTAAACAAGCATTTTGTAAAGAGGAAAATACAAAAAAGTTAGTTAAACGGTATTTTTCTTGTTGACAGCTTGGAAAAACTTTGATATACTGTTTAACAAGCGGAAAACCTCTAAAATGGAGTTCTCTGTCTTTTTATGCCTATTGAAACTTGTTTAACAAGTTTTTTGGGATAAATCAATCTAACACAGGAGGTAAAAGAAAAATGGATCTTAAGGAATTGTATCAAGCCTACAAGGTCAAAAAGCTAGCTTTTGAGGCGGCAAAGAAAGAGGAGGAAAAGTACAAAAAGCTCCTCAAGGATGCTATGGCGGAGGCTGGTGAGAAAGATTACACGGATGAGGATGGATACCGCTTTGAGTGTTACTCCTCAGATCGCAAAAGCATTGATGAGGAGAGGCTCCTTGCTGAGCTCCATGAGAGAGAGCTCAATGATTGTATCAGCTTTAAGGAGGTAGTAGATGAGGATGCCACTATGGGGGCTGTAGAGGCTGGCAGATTGCCTCAGGAAGTACTTACAGCTTGCCTCAAGATTACTCCAGTTACTACGCTTAAGCTCACAGCTCCTAAAAAGGGCTCAAAGAGATGATAAGCGTTTGGGGTACTCCCATAGTTGCTACGGTTGAGCAAGTTATTAAGGATCTCAAGCTGGAGCGATTTGATGAGGGATTGCTCAGAGAAATAAACAACACAGGATCGGATCTTATGTGTACTTGCCCTTTTCATAAGGGAGGCAAGGAAAATAAGCCCTCATGCGGTGTACTCCTGAGAGAAAAGGTAGACAAAAACCGCAAGTATGAGGCGGGTACTGTACATTGCTACACTTGCGGCTACACAGGGGATTTACCTCAATTTGTTGCTGATTTTCTAGGGCTTACCTCTCCAGTACAGGGCTTTAAGTGGTTGGTTAGCCGTTATAACTACTCCTCAGCGGAAAGAGAGCCGCTGGAGCTAAACCTTTACAGAGGACAGGCAGAGAAAGCCTCTTACATGGATGAGGCTGAGGTAGAGCGGTTTTATCAAGAGCTCAAAAAGAGCTCTACCGCTCTTGAATACCTCAAGAGGAGAGCTCTCCCTAGCTGGATTATTGATGCCTATAAATTAGGTTTTGATCCTGAGGATGGAGTTGTGCTTTTCCCTGTAAGGGATATGAGCGGCAAGGTTGCCTTTTACAAGGGGCGGAGCCTTGTAGGAAAGCATTTCTATAACGCTAAGGACATTGATAAAACCTCTCAGATTTTCGGTTTGTATGAGATTTTAGCTGAGGGCAAGGCAAGCCCTGAGAGTGAGATCTGGATTACAGAGAGTGAGATAGATGCTCTTAGCTTGATAGGTCAAGAGAGGCTTGCAATAGCTCTCATGGGATCGCATATCTCAGAGGCTCAGTGTAGAGAGCTTGAAAATACCCCTTTTAGGCGTTTTGTGCTGGCTCTTGATAATGATGAGGCTGGGCGAAAAGGAGCCGCTCAGATTAAGAGATTGCTGATACCTAAGGGCTTTAGGTTTACTAATCTCCGCTGGGATGTGGATCTCAAAGATATTAACGATTTAATCACGCAGTACAGAGGTGGCTTTATGGACTACCTCACAGGATATTAAAGGAGGAAACAGGATGTATACAGGATCAAAAAGGACTAATGAGGAGTTGGTAGTTGCTTATAGGACTACCAGAAATGAGCAGTATTTAGAGGAGCTTATCAATCAAAATAAGGGGCTTATGTACATGATAGTAGAGCCTTTTGTACATAGTATCCCTAACTCAGAGCTTGAGGATCTCACCAGTGAGGCTTACATACCTATGTTAAATGCTATTGAGGATTTTGATGAGGAGAGAGGGCTCACTTTTTCTAATCTGCTTAAGGTCTATGTAAGACAGCACTTGAGCCGCCTCTACAATGAGGCTACCCGCCAGAAACGCTATAACGGATCTACCAGTATGAGCTATGAGAGCCTTGCTGAGATAAACCGTGAGGGCGGCTCTGAGGGAGATAGTTTTTTTACTGTAGAGTGTGAGGATTTTAACTCTGTAGAGTTTATGGCACTGATTAGCTCTTTAGGGCTCAATGAGAAAGAGCAAGTAGCGGTAAATGTGCTGATGGCTGGAGGTACTAAGGGTGAGGTTGCTAAGGCTCTCAGATGTACTCCAGCTACCGCTAACTACTATTTCAAACAGCTTAGGAAAAAGTTTGTGTTGGCTGGTTATTCCGTCTAAAAATCCCCTTGCTTTCTGATTAGGTTAAGTGTCGCAGGAAACAGAGGCAGAGAAAGCTAAGGAGGGTTGCTATGAGAGCGATAAACACGATTTTAGCCATTATCAAAGGTAAGGCTATTGTGCTGGTACAGCGGGATGAGCGTAAGGCGGATGTGTTAGTTGGTAGAGATGTTACTAAGCAGTTTGCTATTAGTAGCATGGTGGGGGCTGTAAAAGCCCTAATGTAAGAGATTTTTCTAAACGATTGAATAAAACAATACAGGAGGTAACTGGATAATGGGTTTACAGGATTTGATTAAAAAATATGATAACGGCGGTTTTTCTAAAACTGGCTGGTTTCAGCTTAAGGATGATGGGGATAGTGCTGTAGTACGCCTCCTCCATAAAGGAGAGGTAGGCACTGATCCTAGCACTGGAGAGCCTGATTATGACTTTCCTATCTATGAGGTACATAAGCTGGATGTGGATGGCTCTGGGCGTGATCGTACAGTGCTTTGTAAGGGTGAGGGCTGTGAGCTCTGTAAGGCTGGTAATAAGCCTAGCCTGAGAATGTTTCTCCAGATGGTTAATCTGGATGAGAAAGATAAAGAGAAACAAGCTCAGCTTTGGGAGCGTGGGCTTACCGATATTAAGCAGATGATAGGGCTTACCTCAGAGTATGGGGATCTCACTAAGAGAAATATCAAGATTGTGAGATCTGGAGCTAAAGGCTCTTTGAAAACTACTTATCAGTATTTTCCTAAAGATCCTACTGAGATGGAGTTGCCTGAGCCTCAAAATCTGGTAGGCTCTCTTATCCTTGATTTGGATAAAGAGGATCAGATTAAGGCTATTGAGGGTAGGCTCCAGCTTAATAGGGGCAATAATTCTGATAATGAGGGCGGCTCTGGTAAAGGCGGCGGTAGAGGCTCTGCTAACAGAGTATTTTAACAGGATGGGTAGGGAGGTTAGAGATAGCCTCCCTACTCTTGTAAAGGAGGTAAAGGATAATGGCAGATAGAGAGTTATCTCTTGATATGAATAGAGAGGCGGTATCTTTTGATGATATTAGTAGCCGTCTTGCTCATAAAAAGATCAGTAATGTAGCGGTAAAGAGAAACCATAACACGCTTGTAAAGGCTCTGGATGTGATAAATGAGCTGGTAAAGAGCGGTAGGCTTAAGGCTGAGGGTGAGGTAGAAACTATCCGTACCCCTGAGAGGCTTAGAGAGTTTATGGAACACGCTAGAGCTAATGGGGAGTATGTAATTGATGTAGAAACTACTGGGCTAGATGTGTATAAGGATATTCTGGTAGGTATTTGTATCTATACTCCTGATGAGCCTAGTGCTTATGTACCCTTTAATCATACAGATCTTGAGAATAAGAGAGTAGCGGGGCAAATGACTGAGGAGGAGTGTAAGAGTGTTATGCTCCCCTATTTAGCAGATGCCTCTCTTAAGACGATTAACCATAATATTAAGTTTGATGATAAAAACTTGATCTTTCAGTGGGGGCAGAGGATCGCTAATGTGTGGTGGGATACTGAGATTGCCGCATGGGTGCTTAATGAGAATGAAAAGCACGGCTTAAAGCCTCTGTATAATAAGTATATCCTTGATGGTGAGGGCTCTGATGAGGATTTTGGGGATCTGTTTGAGGATATTCCCGCTAACTATATTCCCATTGATATTTTTAGTATCTATGGTGCTAATGATGGCTATAAAACATGGGCTCTTTATCAATTTCAGAAAGAGTATCTTTGTGAGGATGCGGAGAGAAAAGACTATCAGAGGCTTTACTGGGTTTTCCGTAATATTGAGATGCCTCTGATTGATGTGTGTGCAGATATGGAGTTGAGAGGAGTTGCTATCCGTGAGGATTATGCTAAAGAGCTCTCAGAGATTTTCAATGCTGAGATGGCAGAGGTAGAGGCTAAGTGTGATGAGTATGTAGCGGGGTTTGATGAATATATCAAAGATCATCCTACTCTTATGAGGCTTACTAAGGGTACTTGTAAGATAAATTACAATAGCCCTCAGCAAATGGCTTGCTTGCTCTATGATGTGTTTGGGCTTAAGAGTGTGAGCCGCAAAGAGCCTAGAGGCACTGGTGATAAAATTATCCAGCAACATAGGAGAAAGGCGAAAAAAGCGGGTACTAAAAAGGGTGAGCATTTTGTAGAGTTTCTGGATAATTACCAGAGATACAAAGAGTGCGGTAAGCTCTTAGGTACTTACATTGATAAGATCCCCGCTGTGAAAGATGAGAAAACAGATGCAGTACATACTACCTTTAATCAGTATGGGGCTAGGACAGGCAGATTTAGTAGCTCTGATACGATTACTAAGGTAAATCTCCAGAATATCCCTAGCCATGAGAAAAGGATTAGAAAAATCTTTAGGGCTAGAGAGGGCTATAAGTTGGTAGGCGGAGATTTTAGCCAGATTGAGCCCCGTGTGCTAGCCTATGTATCTGGTGATGAGAATATGATGGAGGCTTATAAAGAGGGTAAGGATCTGTATGCTATTATGGGCTCTAAGGTCTATAATATGCCTTATGATGAGTGTAGAGAGTTTTATCCTGATGGCACTGTAAACCCTGAGGGCAAGGAACGCCGTACCACTATGAAAAGTGTGTTGCTGGGTATTATGTATGAGCGTGGAGCGGCGGCGATTGGTGAGCAATTTGATAAGAGTGCTCAGTGGGCTCAGGAGCTCATTGATAATTTTTACAAGAGCTTTCCTAAGGTAGCTCAGCTCAGGCTCCAGATTGAGAAAATGGCTGAGGAGTACGGCTATGTTACTACTGTTTGCGGCAGAAAGAGGAGGCTCCCTGATATGCAGATCCCTAATAAGGATGATTATAAGTATCAGGAGGCTCACAGGCAGAGCCTTAATAGCGTGATACAGGGTAGCTCAGCGGATATTATGAAACTGGCTATGATCGCTATCTATAACGATCCTCAGTATAAGGCTTTGGATTGCCATATGGTTATTACCGTGCATGATGAACTTATTATGGAGGTGCCTGTAGAGAATGTGAAAGCGGGGGCAGATCTTTTAGTATCTACTATGAAAAGAGTAGGTCATGGGCTTATTGATTTACCTATGAGCGTGGATGCTGAGGTTACTGATTATTGGTATGGAGAAAACCTTGCAGACGATTTTTTAGATGAGGAGTAAGATCTAAGATTGTTTCTAAATATTCCTCCTTTTTGAGATTAGGATGAGTACCACTCAAAAAGGAGGAATATTTTTATATGCGTTATATGGGAAGTAAAAACCGCTTAGCTAAGGATATTGTACCGATTATCCAGAGCTATATTATCAGGGGGGGGGGCAAGCCTCTACATAGAGCCTTTTACTGGAGGGGCTAATGTAATTGATAAAATCCAGTGTGAGAGGCGTATAGGCTATGATATAGAGCCTTATGTTATTGCTACTCTCTCAGCTTTAAGAGATGGCTGGATACCGCCTGAGAGGGTATCTGAGGCAGAGTACAAGGATATTAAAGAGAATAAGGATAAGTACCCTCCTGAGCTGGTGGGCTATTGTGGGTATCAGCTTAGCTATGGCGGTAAGTTTTTTGATTGTTATAGGCGTGATAAAGTAGGTAAGAGAGATTATTGCAAAGAGGCTTATAATTTTACTTTTAAGCAAGTACCTCATCTTAAGGGTATTGAGTTTGGGGTAAAAGATTATAGAGAGCTTGAGGATATTGAGGGAGCTCTAATTTATTGTGATCCGCCTTATAGAGGTACAGGTAAGTATACAGCGGCGGGTAGTTTCGATCACGATTATTTTTATAATTGGTGTATCAAGATGGCTAAGAAAAATATAGTGCTGGTATCTGAGTATTGGATGCCAGAGGGCTTTAAGGAAATCTGGAGCAAGCCTGTAAAGGTGTGTTTAGATAGCACTAGATCTAAAGGGCTCCAGAAAATAGAGAGATTATATGAGGTAATCTAAATACCGCCTCCTTTTGTGATTATGATCGGTAAACGCAAAAGGAGGCGGTTATTTTTGAAAGTAGATATTTTTAGAACACAGAAAAAGTACAGCGTGATCTATGCCGATCCGCCGTGGAGTTATAGAGATAAGGCTCTTGCTGGTGATCGTGGAGCTGGGTGTAAGTATGATGTTATGAGCCTTGCAGATATTAAGAGGCTCCCTGTACAAGAGCTTGCTGAGGATGATTGTGCTCTCTTTATGTGGGTTACAATGCCTTTTCTTGAGGAGGCGTTTGATGTAATGAGAGCATGGGGGTTTGAGTATAAAACCTGTGCTTTTACATGGGTAAAGCAGAATAAGAAAGCGGATAGCCTTTTCTGGGGTATGGGTAACTGGACTAGAGCTAATGCGGAGTTATGCCTCTTAGGTATCAGAGGAAAGCCTAAAAGACAGGATGCAGGGGTACATAGTGTTATTATTTCTCATATTGAGGAGCACAGTAAAAAGCCAGCGGAAACCAGAGATCGCATTGTAAAGCTATTAGGTGCGGGGGGGGGGCTTACAAAAAATAGAGCTCTTTGCAAGGCAAACAGTAGAGGGCTGGGATTGCTGGGGAAATGAGGTGTAAAGTATGAAAAAAGGTTGTGCATATTGTGAGGCTATGCACTTAAATAAATGCCCTGATGCTTTTTCGGAGGTATCTCAGTATTGCGGAATGTTCGATCATGAGGAGATGCCTCAAACAGTAGAAAGTAAAAGAGCTTATACTATCTATGCTGTAGATTTTGATGGTACTTTGTGTGTAAATGAGTTTCCTAAGATTGGAGCTCCTAACAAGGCTCTTATAGCTCATCTTATTAAAAAGAAAGCTCAAGGAAATAAGCTGATCCTTTGGACTTGTAGAGTAGGAGAACGATTACAGGAGGCGGTAGATTGGTGTAAGGCTCAAGGTCTGGATCTTGATACTGTAAATGAAAATCTACCAGAGATTATAGCAAAGTGGGGCAGAAATAATAGAAAAGTATTTGCAGATGTGTACATAGATGATAAGGCGGTAAATAAGCCTAAGTATCATGTGCCGTATAAGGGAGAGGAGCTGTAACAGGCTCCCCTCTTTTTCTTTCTCTCTAAAAATAAGGGGTAGATTTGATTAGGTTTGTTATCAAAAGTACAGGAGGGCTAGGTATGGGCTTAAAAAGTTTGATTAAGGTAGCGGAGGGTAAAAACGCCGCTAATGTTTCTTTTGAGGATAAGTTTATTAAAGAGTATGCGGCGGCGGTGCATAGACAGGATGAAAGAGAAAGGCAGAGTTATCCCTCTGATTATTTCCGCCCTAGCTCTATGTATGGGTGTGAGCGTATGCTCTTTTTTCAGCGTGTGCATAGTGGAGCTGATGGGGATAGCATGGATACTAACCTTATTGAGATCTGTAACAGCGGTACAGATAGGCACCTCAGAATACAGCATTTAGTAGAGGATATGGAGGGTGTAGAGTGCCTTGATCTTGAGGAGGTAGTAAAAGAGGCTCAGCAAAAGGGTATTAAAACTGAGTTTGTAGGCTGGAATGAGGATCATACAGAGGCACGGTGTAAAAATGATGAGCTTAAGATTTTCTTTCAGCCTGATGGGGTTATCAAGTTTCAAGGGAAAGAGGTAATCTTTGAGATTAAAACAGAGAGTACTTATCAGCACTCTAACCGCTATGAGCCTAAGGAGGATCATAAGTATCAAGCTACTTGTTATGGTATGGGGCTGGGTATTGATTATGTGCTTTTCTTTTATGAGGATCGTAACTTTTGCGGCAAAAAGGCTTATCTCTGGAAAATCACTGATGAGATGAAAGCTACAGTACTTAGTAAGATCCAGAGGGTTACTAAGGCTCTTGAGCTGGGTACACCTCCTGAGAAAGATGAGAGCAAGTGTACCTACTGTATGTATAAGCATGAATGTAAGCTAGCGGATGCTGGTACATGGAAAGATCCTAGAGAGCCTAAGAGCAAGCCTAAGAAAGCCGCTAAGGGCTCTAAAAAGGCAGCGGCAAGTAAATCTACTACTACGAAAACTAAAGCGGCTACAGGGGCTAAAAAAGCCTCTACAGCTACTATCAAAAAAGCTATCCAGAAACAAGAGGCGGCTTATCAGGATCAGATTGAGCATGAGGCTGAGATGGAGGCTATTGATGCTAGGAGGGATTGGTGATGTTACCTAAAAATATTCGTTGTGCTGATATGGTAGGAAAGTTTGTAACCTTAGATAGAGGGGTTAGAAATGGTGGAGGGTGCTGTATTAGTGCTGGTACAAGGGTAAAGATTACAGGTTTTGGTAGGAGCTTTTCAATCAAAACAGAGGTATGCTCTGTGTGCGGTCAAAGTGCTTATGTTTCTGGCATTACTAGAGATATGGTTAGCCTTTGTGAGCAAGAGCCTCAGGAGGAGCTTATGGGGTGGGTACACTTAGGAGGAGATGAGTGGGCTTGCCCTGAGTGTGGTTTTGTGATTTCTACAGAGGGTAGCTGGGAGAAACCTACAGATAAGTACTGTAGAGATTGTGGGGCTCATGTACAGGCTGGGGGTGAGAGTGATGCCTACTAATTTAGGTAAAGTATTTGAGGCAGAGATAAAAGCCTCTATCCCCTCTGATTTTTATGTAGAGCGATATAAGGATGATACCTCTGGATTTTATGGGGTGAGTAATCCAGCGGATTTTAGGCTTTATAAATATCCTCTTACCTTTTTGCTGGAGCTCAAAACCCATAAAGGCAAAAGTATCCCTTTAGCAAAGATCAGAGATAATCAGGTAAAAGGTATGTACAGTGCCTCTAGGCATAAGGGGATCTATTGTGGGTTTATTCTCAATTACAGAGATTTAGAGGAAACCTACTACATAACGGTAGCTCAGATGGTAGAGTTTATCACTGCTGGAGAGAGAAAGAGTATCCCTGTGGAATGGTGTAGAGAAAATGGGGTACAGATTGCTCAGAAAAAGAAGCGGGTTAGATATTCTTATGATCTAGCTGAGTGGTTTGGGAGGTATTTTAATGAGTGAGTTGATCTGTAGAGAGGTTTTACTGGATGAGGTGCTAAATCATTTTGGAGTAGATCTTGCTTACTATGGGGAGGATTTGCAATTTGTGCAGGAGGCTATAGAGGGTGCTCCTACAGTTACTACAATAGAAACCCTCAGGGATTTAGTGCTTGGAAAATGGGTTGAGTGTGAAAAGGTGCAAAGGGCATTAGGAATGAGCTTTAGTGAGTGTTTTGCTCTCTTTGATTTTTCAAGATCGGCTGAGTGGTGGAGCGTTGTAGGAAATACGGCAGAGGAAAGAGCAAGAGAGGGGCAGAAAGTAACCACTTGTTTTAGGTTAAAAAAGGGGGCGGATAGTAATGGTACAGAGTGATAGGCTTAGAGCCATTATCAAAGAGGTACAAGAGGAGAGTACACCTGTTATCCAGCTTTCTAATAGGCTGATTGAGGCTTTTAGTCAAGAGCTGGATAGTGCTATCTCTGAGCTCAATATGATTATGGAGAGCATAGGAGAAAATAGCATTGAGGATATACCAGATACTCAGATTGAGTATTACTGTGTAAAAATCCCCGCCCTTATGTATTATGCGGGGCAAAGAGTAGAGGAGCTGGGGATGCAAGCGGATCTTGCCGCTAACGATAACAAAGTAGCCCTTAATGAGGCTTTGCTTAAGGTAAGCGGTACAGTGCCAGAAAAGAAAGCCAGAGCGGAGAAACTCACTGAGGATAAGGCTCTTGTAGCGGCTATCTATAAGAGGGCTTATAACACTCTTAAGGTAAAGCTGGAGATGGCTGAGAAAATCTACAGCGGCTTAAAGAAATCTCTTAGTAAGAGAATTGCTGAGGTTGATCTGGATCGTTTCAGTAAAGATAAATATACCAGAGAAAGGACTGAGGATGATGAGTAAGGCAGAGTTAGAGGATATGTACCATACTTGTAGATGGTGCAAGTATTATCAGGGTGGAGTATGTATCAATAAGGCTTTTACAGCTTGTAGAGATACTTTGCCTGTATATGCTGTGGCTGAGGATGGGAGGCTCTCTGAATGTATTAGAGAAACGCTAGGCAGTATTTCTCTTGATAAGGTAGAGAGAGAGCTTATTTACAAGCTGGAGGAGTTTCATCTTAGCAATAAGAGGATTGATGAGGTTATCCGGCTATTTAGAGAAAAGATGGGAGAGTTTTTTGATGCTGAGTGTGTAGAGAAATTGGATGAGGTTATTTCAAAACTTTATCAGAATGATGCTGATACTCATGCAGAAAGCTCTGAGGGTGTAGATATTGCTGATCCTCATAGTTTCTATTGTAAGGAGTTTTTCTGATGGTTAAAGGGATTATCATAGCGGTATTGGCAGTAGCGGGCATTTTAGCGGTATGCGTGGTAGTTTGTTTGGTAGGCAGTATTTATCTAAGTATCCCTTATGATGAGTGGGTAGATAAAGAGAGAAAGAAAAGAGGTAAAAAGAATGGCAAAAGGTAAGGCTTATAAAAAGTGGTATAGGAAACATTATACAGCAGATGGAAAGAGGAAAGATCCTAAACCAGAGTTTAGGGGAGGCATATTGGAGGCTCTCGCTAAGGGAGAGAGGGAAAATAATTCTAAATTGGTTGAGAGTGTTAGCGGCTTAACTCATGCGGTACATGGATATTTTATATATGAGTGTGAGGAGTGCGGGGCTATTTATAAGATGTATCTGGATAAAGGGTTAGAGGATCGTGTACAAGATGAGCAATATCCAGAAAAGCATAAGCCTGTACCTTTTTGTATTGTTTGCAGGAGTTGTAAAAAAGCCTTTGCAAAACACATTCTTTGGGGTATTGGGAATAGTGATGAATATATGGAGCTCCCTGATGGTGCTAATTACTTTAAGAATGATCCTAAAGAGGAATGTGGTAAACCTATGATTGGTGAGCCAGATGCTCTTAATTTGGAAAGTTTGCATAGGCAAGAAATGTACGCTAAGTTTGGAGGGTTAAGGCATGGATAATACTATAGTAGATAAAGTAGGAGCTTTTCTTGAGGAGCTGGAAAAGAGAGGCATACAGATTAGCGGTGAAACCGCCTTTATCTGTAATGATGGGGCGGTACTGTTTAGGCTCAATGAGAGAGATGCTATTGATATTATTCTGGTAAGAAATCCTGTACCTATTGATTATACCTTAGGTATCACAGATGAGGAGGTACAGGTGTGGAGAAATACTGAGGATCTGGTAGAGGCTTTGGGAGGTGCTGAGAATGGCGGAGATTGATAACCTCATAGCTGAGGTAAACAAGAAATATAAAACAGGCATTATCAGGAGAGCCTCTGATCTTAAGAGTGTAAAGTTTATCCCCTACACCTCTCCTCAGATGAATTACATTACCAGAGGCGGAGTACCTGTAGGGCGTATGATTGAGCTGGTGGGATTGCCTCAGAGTGGTAAAACTACTACGGCTCTGGATGTGCTCTCTAATTTTCAGAAAAAGTATCCTGATAAGTATGCTGTATATCTGGATGCAGAGAATACGCTAGATAAAGACTGGGGAGAAACTCTGGGGGTAAATTGGGATACTGTTATCTTAATTCAGCCTGAGAGCGAATATGGAGAGGATCTCTTAGATATGCTCTTAGACTATATCCGCTCTGATAAGATAGGGATGGTAGTGCTTGATAGTGCTCCCTTTATTGTGCCTAAAGGAGTAGCAGAGAAAGGGCTTGATGAGAAAAGCTACGGCGGTAACAGTGCTCTTATGAAAGCCTTTTGTGATAAGGTGATCCCTCTCTGTAAAAAGCATGAATGTACTTTTTTAATGCTTAATCAGCTCAGAGAGAATATAGGAAACCCCTACAAGCCTTTTAAGATCCCCTGTGGTACAGCTCTTACTCATGCTTGTAGTGAGATCCTCTGGTTTACTAAGGGGGCTCTGCTTGATGAGAAATACAAAGAGGTAAGTAGCGGGTATGCCTCCCCTATCGGTAATCTGGTATCCGTAAAGATGGAGAAAAACAAAGTTACCAGAAATGATAGGAGGCTGGGTACATATACCCTCAATTATGAGAGGGGTGTAGATGCTGTAAAGGATACTCTGGATCTGGGGCTTGCTTTAGGTATTATCTCTCAGGCTGGAGCATGGTATAAGGTTATTGATAGGAGCGGTAAAGAGGTTAAGCTACAGGGCTTTAGCGGGGTGCAAGATTATTTTTACAATGATCTTGATGAGCTGGATGCTCTAAAAGCTCAGGTATATGAGGCTACAAGATAGCTTTTAGGGAGGGGCTGAGAGGCTCCTCCTTTTTTAGTTTCAAAAAATATATAGGGGATATATAAAAAAGTTTCAAAAAAGGGTTGACATTATTATATAGGGGGTATATAATAAAAGAGCCTTAAGAGATACAAACTGAAAAACAGGAGGTACATAAAATGTTAAAGTTAGGTGAAATCAGAGAGGTTAGTAAAAAGGTAAGAATGTGGGGCGGATATATTGAGCAAGTGTGGCTTGCTAAGTGGATGCCTACAGGAGAGTATCAGTTGTTAGGGCTTGTAAGATTGGATAACGGTAATGCTGATGGCTGGTGTACACTTAAACAAGGCTCTTTGAAAGAGTGTAGAGCGGCGGTAGTTAAGTATTAAGAGAGGCAATGATAGGGAGAGCCTCAGAGCTCTCCCTAAAAGATAAAAACTGAAAGAGGTTAATATTTATGAAAAAGAGTTTAGAGTTAGCGTTTGTAGAGGCTCAGGAGCATAGTAAAAAGTTTCCTGATATATTGGTTAGGGTGATGGATAAGAAAGGAAAAAGAGCCGTTGTTACCGCCTCTGATTGGATATATAGAGAGCGTGTGTTAGAGGGTTATTATACGGAGGCTGAGTATAGAAATGGAGAAAGGGTGAGAGCTTAAGGCTCTCCCCTACTCTAAAACTTTTAGGGGGCTGTGATTATGTTAGAAAAGAAAATCAGGAGATATAAGATAATGGAGGCTCACATGGGGCTTATTAGAAAAGGGCTCTACAGACAGGCTCAGCTTGTTCTCAGAGCTTTAAGAGAGGGTAAGGTTACTCTATGGCTGGATGATGATAGCTGGGCGGTAGAGAGCCTCTTAGAGGAGCTGGGGTGCCGTATTTGGTATGATAGCAGGGGCAATAGAGCAGTAGCTCATATATAGGGCTTGAAAAGTTTATATAAGTGGTATATAATAATAGATAAGGAGTGGTTATGGTGGCAAAGAGTACACGCTATAAATACTATCAGCCTAATAAGAAAGATCTCAAGGATGAGTATGGGGATTGTGTGATCAGGGCTCTGTGTAAGGTTACTGGTAAAGAGTGGCTAGAGGTCTTTGATGAGCTTATCCCTTATGTGAGAGAGGTGCAAGCTAATCCTAATGCTCCTCAGGTTTATTCAAAGTATCTTGAGGATCAGGGGTTTAAGTGGGTTGGTATTAAGGCTCAAAAAGGCAAGAGCCGCCCTACAGTAGCTAATATGTACAAAGTGTTTCCTAAGGGTACTTGTATTATTAGAGTGGCTCATCATGTAGTAGCTATGGTAGATGGGGTGTATTATGATACATGGGATAGTGGCGGTAAGAGTGTATATGGGTATTATGTAAAAGAGTGAGGAGGTGCTGGAGATGTTGATAGTAGATAGAGTGGATCTCTATAAAAGCTATTTCAGTGAGTGTAAGGCTGTAGAGCCTGTGAAAGCCCTTTTACATAAAGGTGTACCAGTAGATAAGCTGGATGCTCTGGAGGCACTTAGAGCCCTCAATACTGAGTTATCTGATTTGTACATGGTAGAGATCCCTGTTATCACTTGCTGGGTAAGGGATAGTAACTATGTACCAGAAACTAGAGAGATCTATCTTACTGAGCCCGATCTTAAGGATTTTCTGCATCAGTTTAGGCATCACTTGCAGAATATTGAGAGGCGTTATGAGAGGAGAGGGCTTACTACAGAGGGAAATCAAGAGATAGCTCAAATACCTTATCAAGAGTGTATCTATCATCTCAGAGGAGAGGATGATGCTATAGCGTGGAGTAAAATGCTCTTAGAGCTCTGTAATCATAAATCATAAAAGGAGGTTTAGCGTTATGAAATGCCCTAAATGCGGTAGTGAGAATGTATCTGTAAACACTAATACTATGATGGTGAGTAAAAGCAGGAGTTTTCTTTGGAATTTGCTTTTAATTGTCTGTACTGGTGGCTTGTGGATTATTTGGATGCTAATCAGAAAGAAAAAAGAAAAAAAGGTTACTGAAACTTGGGCTACTTGTCAAAGTTGCGGTAAGAGATGGAAAGTATAGGATAAGTTATCTAAGAGTTGAGCGGTGTAAAAGCCTCTCAGCTCTTTTTTTTTGTCTAAAAATGCCCTTGTAATGTGATTAAGTTAGGTATCACAGAAAGGGAGGAGAGCTGATGGGAGAAAAGAAACGAATAACCTCTACAGATATTAAGCTGGCTCTCAAAGATGTACATAGTGGTAGAAATACTTACTTTGTTACTGAGTGTAAAACCTGTAGTACTTATTTCCCTGATCCTCAGGGGTTGCTTATCTTTGATGGGCTGGCTATTACAAAGAGCTATACAAAACCTTGTATTATCGGTTATGAGATAAAGGTTAGTAGGAGTGATTTTCTGGGGGATAACAAATGGCACTTATACCTACAGTACTGTAATGAGTTTTTCTTTGTAGTACCTAAGGGATTGATCCGAAAAGATGAGCTCCCTGATGGTGTAGGGCTTATCTACTATGATCCTGAGGCTAAGCAAGTGCTTAGAACGGTCAAAAAGGCTCAGTATAGGCAGATAGATGAGCCTGTAGGTGTGTATAAGTACATAATCTTTAGCCGCCTTGAGGAGGATAGGATACCTTTTTATGAGGATAGGGCTGAATATGCTAAGGCTTATCTTGAGGATCAGGCTAGAAAGAAAGCGGTAGGAGGAGTACTGGGCTCTAGGCTTGCTTTGGATCTAACTGAGGCTCTGGAGAAACTTGATAGGCTCACTGGTAAAGAGTATGAGCTGGGGTGCTGGCAGAAGGTAAGGAGAATACTTGAGAAACATAATCTTTACTGGTGCTGGAGGCGGCAAGATGATTATGAGTGGGTAAATGATCTTGATAAAGCCTTGAGTAGCTCTGTACCTCTTAGGGATTTGGATAGCCTAGAAAATCAGTTACAGCTAGCTCTAAATACAATAGAACGCCTTAAGGAGGCTAATGTAGATGATAAAAGCGGAGTATAAAGGGATCTCTGAGGAGATTTTAGGGCATGAGCTTATTAGCGGTAAGGTGTATCCTATTACTACCTACATACAGAAAAATAAGCTAGTAGTAAGAATAAGCCGCCCTACATTTCCTTTTGAGTTGCAGTATAGAAATCTTGAGGAGTTTTGTAAGTATTGGAGAGTGAGGGCGGTATATCATGGGTAGAGCGGAAAGGCGGAGGCTGGAAAGAGAAAAAGGAAAGGCTCAAAAAACCTACACTCTTACTCAGGCTCAGATAGATGCTATGAAAAAGGCGGCTGTAGATAAAGCGGTAGATACAGGGTTTATCTTGATGTTAGCTATTCCTGTAATGGTGCTCCATGATAAGTACTGGGCTAAAACCGCTAAAAAGAGGATGCCTGAGTTTATTGATAGATGCTTAGATCTGTATGATAGTTATAACAAGGGCTATGTAGAGCTTAAGGATCTTACAGATACTCTCTGGGAGGAGGGTGGTATCAGGCTTGAAAGGTCTGAAAACTACAAAGGAGGTAAAAAGCGTGGGTAAGTATGTAAACCCTATTCCTTATATTGATGCGGCTAAAAAGTTTGAGATGAGGCTTATTGTTACGCTGGATGAGGTTACAGAGGTACAGAGAGCTAAAGAGATTGTAGCGGATTATATTCTTGGTTTGAGTAAGGAGGATCTTATTAAAGGGATTGCCTGTACTCAGCAGTTTGCAGTATATCCAGAAAGTGGGGGTAAGTAGTGTGAGTAAGGATAGTACCAGATTTAAGAGCTCTCAGCAAGAGAAAAGAATTGCTAAGGCTCTTGGTGGTAGGCAAGTGATAGGATCAGGATCTACTCCTTTCCTTAAGGGGGATGTGATAGCTGGTAAGTTCTTTATTGAGGCTAAGACAAAGATGGAGCCTAGTAAGAGCATTTCTGTAAAAAAGGCGTGGCTGGAGAAAGCAAAAGCTCAGGCTCTCAGTACCAGAAAAGAGGATTTTGCAGTAGCTATCTCTTTTGGAGATCCTAAAGAGTACTACATAATTGAGGATAGCTTGTTTGAGGATCTGTTTAAGAGTAGAGAGGCTCTTAGGGCTATTATTGATGGGCTGGGCGGTTTAGATGATCCTCCTATTGCTGAGGATTTGCCTAATTTAACAGCTAGCGGTATTAGAAAGCTGATACGGAGGTTTTATAATGAGTGATCTAAGAAAGCAAAATCTAGCTAATGCTGAGTATTTTGGGTATGAGGCTCAAAGTAATCAGCTTGTAGAGGAATGTGCAGAGCTCATACAGGCAGTTAGCAAATATAGGAGAGCGGCGGCAAAGGGTGAGGATGAGAAACTGATAGCTCTTTCTAATCTGGTGGAGGAGATTGCTGATGTAGAGATTATGATTGAGCAAATTAAGCACTTACTCCAGATACAGGATGAGGATATATTAGCTTTGAAACAGTTTAAGATAAACCGCACAAAAGAGCGGATAGATGGGAGAGGGTAAAACCTCTCCCCTATTTTTTATATTCTTTCTAACAATGCTCCTCAAAAGTGATTAGGTTAAGTATCACATATTGAGGAGGCGGCTTTATGAGTGTTACGGCGGATATAGTCGATTATCTGAGAGAATATCATACCTCAGAAAACAAGGCTATTAAGGGTAGAGAGCTTTGTGAGCTCTTTAATCTACACAGTAAACAGGTTAGAAACATTGTAAGCGATTTGCGGCAAGATGGAGAGCCTATCTGTAGCTCTAATTATGGCTATTGGTACTCTAAAGAGCCTGATGATCTTGATCGCACTATTAAAAGGCTCTCTGAGCAAGTGAAAAATATGAGCCGTGCTATTGAGGGATTACAGAAAGCTAAGGAGGGTACTGAAAATGAGGGGTAGACATAGAAAAAGAGCGGCAAAGGCTCAGAGCATAACTACTTTTACAGTAATTGTACTTTTGGTGGCTTTGGCGTTTGTAGTAATTAAGATCGGGGCTGGAGCACTTCATGAGAGTGAGGGGTTTGATGTTGTTGCTACCAGTAATCCCTATAAGGAAAATGCAGTACAAGAGGTGAAAGCTGAGGAGATAGCCTCTGTAAGTATTTCTACTCCTACACCTGAGCCTATACAGCTTGTTTATGATGATCCCGATAATTACATATACCCCTACAATACAATGAGTGCAGATTGGGGCGGGGAGATTTATGAGGATGGCTTTAGATTTTATGAAATCCCTGAGGAATATTCAAGAGAGGGCGGTTGTTTTCCAGAGGTGGTACAGGTTTATCTCTGGAGCCTGTGTAAGGAGAGAGAGATTGATTATTACACAGTAGTAGCCCTCATAGAGAGGGAAAGCGGATATAAGTATGATGCCGCTGGAGATGGTGGTAAAAGCAAGGGTTATATGCAGATTGGAGAGAGATGGCATAAGGAGAGAATGGCTGAGGAGGGTGTAGAGGATCTCTATAATCCCTATGGCAATATCAGAGTAGGGCTTAATTTCCTCCAGAGCCTCAGTGATCGGTATCTGGATAATAGCGGGATTAGTTGTGTGCTTATGGCTTACAACATGGGAGAGAGTACAGCTAAGAGCTTTTGGGCTGATGGGGTGTACAGTACAGCATATACCAGAGGCATTTTAGCTAGGGCAGATGAGATTAAACAGGCAGTACAAGCAATAGAGCAAAGATAAGAAAAAGGGTAAGGGATCATGTTGAGATCCTTTACCCCTTTATAGGGAGGGCTGGATATGTTTAAGGTTGGTGAGATAGTTAGGTGGATGGAGCCGCTAGATCCTGAGTACAGCTACGGTAAAATCCTCAGCATTGAGCATAATCTAGCTACTCTTGAGGAGATGGGGTATTACGCTGGAAAGGTAGTAATTAAGCATCTTAGATACATAAAACACTTGGAGAGAGGTAGTAGAGGTGAGAGTACGAAACATAGTAAATGATGAATTGCTGAGGATGAGCTACTCAGAGCCTAAGAATATCAAAAACTTTCTCCGAAACTGGGGAGGGCTGGAAAGTCTGAGCCTTAAAGGTGATACGGTAGCTACCTGTATTTTAGTAGATTTGAAAAGAGTAACAGGGATAGATCCTGAGTTGTATGATAGGCAAGATAGAGCGGCTTTTGATGCTGGGTATCAAAATGGAGAGCTAACTTACTATCAATTCATGAGCATAGCTTATACTTTGGTGCTGGGGTATTCTCAGGAGGATATTGCTTATGTGATGGGTGTGGATCAATCGGTTATCAGTAAGAATATCCGTACAGGGGTAAAAAGAATAATCAAAGTATTGGAGGGCGGTGCTGGTGAGGATAAGGTACAGAAAAGAGGATGAGGCGGATAAGTGGCTAAAAAAGCACGATCCTTATTATAAAAGTACCGCTAAGAATAAACGGAAAAAAGCTAAGTATCCCTATGAAACAGTAGAGCAAGAGCATAGGAGAGTAGCTGTAGAGATACCCTTTAGTAATCTCAATGCCTCTCAGAGGCGGCAGATGAAAGATGTTGCTGGAGCCTATGATGAGGATGGTAACTTTGAGTTGTAGAGGGTAAATACATATTTTCTACAGGTTTGTAACCTATCTAATGAAACGAAAAGGAAACCCTTTTACAATATAATTTCATAGGAGGTAGCGGATATGGATAATAAGCACAATGTAAAGTATACTGATCCACTTGCATTAAAGCCGTATGAGAATAATCCTAGAGTAAATGATTATGCGGTAAAAAAGGTGCTGGCAAGTATTGAGGAGTTTGGTTTTACTCAGCCTATTCTTGTAGATGAGGATATGGTTATTATTGCTGGGCATACACGCAGAGAGGCGGCGATCTTAAAAGGGCTTAAAGAGGTGCCGTATATCGTGGTAGATTGGCTTAGCCCTGAGAAAGTGAGAGCTTACCGCATAGCAGATAATAAACTTGCAGAGCTGAGCACATGGGATGATACCACATTGAGAGAGGAGCTCTTTGAGCTGGAGGCGGTGGATTTTCCTCTTGAGGTAATGGGCTTTACAGAGATGGATCTTAAGGATCTCTTTATAGAGGAGGAGCCTGAGGGCGGGGAAAAAGAGAAATCCCCTAAAGAGGAGAAAACTACTTTACCTATGCTGAGGTTTGGTAGTAACAGTATCAGAATTACAGAGGATGAGCTTGTTATTCTGAGTAATCGCTATAATGAGTATGTAGAGAGTAATACAGATGAGGGCTTTGTAGTATGGCTCTTAAAGAGAGGCTTGTAATGGCAAAAGTTTTTAGTAAAACAAGTGAGGAGTGTTTACGCTGTAAATACTTTAATGATTGCGACAAAAAGCGGCTAGTAATGTGTGCTGTAAAAGAGGTGCCTCCTCCTATGCTGGAGAGAGCGGCGGAGAGCGTGAGTATGCCTCTTACAGAGGATATAGCTGTAAAGCATGATTATAGAGATATAAAGGTAGGAGAAAATACCACTATCACTATTGATTTTGAGGATATAAAAAAGCGGATGGAGAAAGACCTTTATAAGGCTTTGGGTTGTCCGTTTATGGAGTGTTAATACTAGGAGAGGTGTAAAAGCCTCTCCTATTTCATTTCTATGAAAAAAGCCATTGAAAAAGAGAGGAAAGCGGCGGGGCGGCGGAGAGAGTGAAACTCCCCATAAAATAAAGATAAAAACAAAAGAAATATAAAGAGTAGCTCTAACTGAAATATAAAGAGTAAAGAGATAGATATATAAGGGTAAGAAAATAGCCCTATTTTACCCTGATTACAGATACTATCCCTAGAATGTTAGAGAAACTACCAGAATACCTCAAAAAATAAAAGAGGCAGAAAGGAGGGCGGCTGAGTGGCTAGTTTGAATAAAGAAAACGATCTCCAGAGGGAGGCTTTTGAGATTTACTATGGTTTGGGTAAAAAGAGGAGCTTAAAGGCAGTTGCAGAGCGGGTAAATCGTACTGAGCGTACTGTAGCTGGCTGGAGTAGAGCCTATAACTGGGTAGATCGGTGTTATCAGCGTGAGATTGAGGATGCTAAGGCTGGAGAGGCTAGCAAAGTGGCTCTAGCTCAGACTACAGATGTTAAAACCCGCTATAGGATTATGATAAATAACCTGATGGCTAAGGCTACTAAGATGATCGCAGAGGGTAAGCTGGGTATCAGGAATGTACAGGATTTTGAGAGGGTTATCAAGTTGGATCTCTTGCTTATGGGTGAGAGTGTGGATAGGTCTGAGCTGGTAGGGGCTACAGAGCTCTCTCAGGCGGATAAAGATAGGCTGGATAAGATAGCTAAGCTCCTTAGTGCTAAATAAGGATATTGTGCAGATTGTACAGCGGTATAGCGTTGATCCTATAGGCTAAATACAGAGTAAAAAGACAATTTGCACAAATGAGGGCTATATATCAAAAAAAAAACGGCTTTGCGTGATTAGGTTAAGTATCAAAATAAAGGAGGTCTACACAGATGGATCATGATGCAGTAAAAAGCCCTAAACATTACACAGAGGGTAGGCGTTTTGAGCCTAAGGATGTTATCAGAGATTGGAGGCTCAATTTTAATCTGGGATCGGCTCTTAAGTACATAGCTAGGGCTGGCAGAAAGGGAGATATTGTAGAGGATCTGGAAAAGGCTAGAGAGTATCTGGCTTTTGAGATTGAGGCTATCAAGGCTGAAAGAGGCAGAAAGAGAGCTACTACTAATCCTAATTGTAAATGCACTACTAAACCTATCTTTGAGGAGAAAGCGGCTGAGGGTAGGCGTTTGGGGGCTATTGTAGTGCCTGATGATATGCCTCCTGAGGTAGTTGCTCAGTTGGTTAAACATATTCTTGAGGAGGATCTGGGTAAATGAGAGTTGTAAAGGCTGGGTATGAGATCCTTGATGAGCTCAATGGGGCAGAAATCCTTAAAAAGATTGAGAGAGTAGCTAGGGTATGCTACAAAAGTGAGGATAAGATCACTGAGGGTAGTGCTGAAAAGATGGTAAAGGCTCTTATAAAGAGAGGTCATGAGGCTATGCTGGAGCATTATAGCTTTTCAGTAAAGTTTATCTGTGATCGTGGGGTATCTCATGAGATTGTAAGGCATAGATTAGCCTCTTTTGCTCAGGAGAGTACTAGATATTGCAATTACTCTAAAGAGGGCTTTGGTGGAGAAATTACGGTTATCAAGCCCCTCTATTTGAGTGAGGGTACTGCTGGCTATGAGAGCTGGCTTAAAACCTGTGAATATATGGAGGCTAAGTACTTTGCTTTGCTTGATTTTGGCTGTACACCTCAGGAGGCTAGAGCGGTACTCCCTAATAGCCTTAAAACAGAGATTGTAGTAACAGCTAATCTCAGAGAGTGGAGGCATTTCTTTAAGCTGAGAGCTGTAGGGATAACAGGTGCTCCTCATCTTCAGATGAGAGAGGTAGCAGTACCCCTCCTTAAAGAGCTTAGAGAGAGAGTACCTATTATCTTTGATGATTTGGTGCTCCCTGAGGAAAAACAGTAAAAATTAAGGGAGGGCTTGAGGGCTCTCCCTTATTTGTAGGAGGTGCTATATGCAAGAGGCAATAAAAGCGGGTAATATTGTATATTTCAAAAGAGAAAAGCGGCGGCTGGCTGAGGTTATCTCTGTTACTGATGATACGGCTGTAGTTAAGCTGTGTGATACAGAGCTTGTAGTATCGGTAGAAGTAAAAGAGCTGGGGCTTACTGCTTGTACTCAGAATTATAGAAAGAGCGGTACAGTGGTACATATTCTGGGGGTGCCTTATAAGATACTCATTATTGAGGATGAGGATTATAGGGCAGATAGAGAGGCTGATGGATGGTGTGATACCAGTGCTAAAGAGCTCTTAGTATTTAACTTTAAGCAGAGCTGGGATAGTAAGAGAGATTTGGTAGCATATCAGCATAAAGTAATTAGGCATGAGATAGTACACGCCTTTTTATATGAGAGTGGGCTTGATGTAAACTCTCTTAGCGGCGGAGCATGGGCAAAAAATGAGGAGATGGTAGACTGGATGGCAATACAGATACCTAAGATCCTCAAGGCATTTCAAGAGGCGGGTATTGCTGAGGAGGTGTACAGTAATGATTAAGCTGATTGTGATAAAATTACTCCTACTTATTGTGCTTTTAGTAAGCCTTAATACTGGCTGGGGGCTGTGCAAGCTCTCAAATGAGGAGAATGATAAAAGAGATAATCAGGATAAGGGCAAAAAGGGTACTTTGGCTATGGGGATGCTCTTTTGCTGGGTGTTATCCTGTATTCTGGCATATAAGGTAGTTATGATTTAGAGAGGCGGCAAAACGCCTCTCTTTTACTTTGAAAGAGAGGGGGTTAAGTGATGTGGATTATACAAAGGTAGAGCTTGTAGAGGATATGATCTCTCAGGCTGATAATCCAGATGCCATTATTAAACACTTAATACTTAACTCTGATTTTGAGGTAGCTTATTATCTTGTATGCAAGTATATCACTAAGCGGAGTATAAAGGGCTTGCACAAGAGTATTATTGCAAATATCTCAAACAGAAAGAATACCCTTGATTTAGCCCCTAGAGGCTTTGGTAAAAGTACGGTAGGAGATGTAGATTACTGTATAACTCGAATACTCAGAGAGCCTAATATTAGGATTATGATAGGCAGTAAGACACAAACTCAGGCAGAGGCTTTCTTAAAAGAGATCCGTACTCATTTTGAGCAAAACACTGATCTTATCCGCATTTTTGGGGATTGGAAAAAGAGTAAGGATAATGTGTGGAATGATAGAGAGTTTACAGTAAATAAGCGTACTATCATTAAGAAAGAGGCTACTGTAACAGCTTTAGGAGCCTCTGGAGCCGTTATCTCTAAGCACTTTGATGTTATTGTGGGTGATGATTTAGTAGGGCTGGAAAACGCTAGAACAGAGCGGCAAAGAAAAAATCTTAATGAGTGGTTTTATAGCTCTCTCTTCCCTACTTTGGAGCCTGATGGTGAGATACACATATTAGGTACACGATATAACCCGCTTGATCTTTATGAGGATCTCATTAAGAGCCGTAACTATGAGGTGAATATCCAGAGGGCTATCCAGCTTGTAGATGGGAAAGAGGTATCTTTGTGGGCTGAAAAGTTTACCATTGAGCGGCTGAAAGAGATTAGGGCTGAGAGTGGTAAGATCATTTTCAATATGCAGTACCAGAATGATACTGAGCTGGCTAAAGGGCGAATATTTAAGGCTCAGTATTTCCGCTATTATGAGGAGTACAAAATTGATTATGATTTTCAAACAGCAAAAATCCGCATTAAGGATAATGAGGGTATTGATCGCTGGATAAAGGTAAGGGTGTACATGGGTGCAGACTTAGCTATATCTGAGAATGAAAATAGTAACAATGACTTTTTTGTATTGATGATTATAGGGGTAGATGATAACAGGAATGTATATGTACTGGATTATGTGAAAGATAGGCTTACTTTCAACACTCAGCTTACCACTACTATCTCTTATGGGCGTGATAAGTACCCTATGGTAGAGCGTGTGGGCGTGGAAACTAACCAGTATCAGAAAGCTCTAGCTCAAGAGCTTAGGAGGCTAAGCCTACTCCCTGTTATCAATATCAATACTACTAAAGATAAGGTTACTAGAGCTATGCGGCGATCTGCTAACTTTGAAAATGGTAAAGTGTATTTTAGAGAGGGCATGGATGATCTTGAGGAGTGTTTGCTACTCTTTCCAGAGGTGGATCATGATGATTTATTTGATGCTCTGGATCACGCTATGACGGTAGCGGATGCGGGTAATGAGGTTAGAGTATTAAGTAGAGCTGATTTTACGATATAAACACAGATAGAGCCTGTAAGAGGCTCTTTTATTTTGAGATTGGAGGTAATTTTAATGATAAATAAACCTATTGATAGAGAGTTTAATGTGGAGAGTGATACTCCCCGCATAGATGCGGCTTTTTTGGGTGAGCTTGTTAGTGCTCATAAAAAGAAAATAGCCCCTAAGTACAAAAAGTACCAGAGGCTCTATGAGAATAAGCATAAAATCTTAAACCGTCCTAGACAGGATGAAAACAAGCCTAATAACCGTATTTCAAATGACTTTTTTAGTCAGATTATTGATAATACTGTAGGCTATTTCTTAGGAAACCCTGTAATCCTCAATTATACAGAGCCTCAGGCAGAGAAAAAGCCTGTAGAGGTAGATCCTGTAGATGTTGGTGTGGATTTGGGTGAGATTGTAGATACAGCGGTACAGGATGAGCTTGATAGTATTTGCTCAGAGAATGATAAGGATGATCTTTTCATTGAATGGGGTAAGGAGGCTATGATTAAGGGGCTATCTCATGTGCTGGTGTATCAGAATGAGGAGAGTAAAACCCGCTTAATGAGGGTTAGCCCTGAGGATTGTATTATTGTGTATAAAAATAGCTCTACTCATGAGGCTAAGTGGAAAATCCGCTTGTATGATATTGATACAGAGGATACAAAGAAAACTACTCATTATGCTGAGGTGTATGATGCTACTGGGTATGATGTATTTACTAGCACTGAGGAGAGTATAGGGGCTAGAGGTGCAAGATCGGTAGCTAGCTTTACTTTCCAGAAAAGAGTACCCCATATCTATGGGCGTATTCCGATTGTTACCCTTTATAACAATGAGGAGCAAATGAGCGATCTGGAAAGGATTGAAACTCTGGTAAATGACTATGATAAGGTACTCTCTGATATGAGTAATGAGTTTGAGGCTTTCCGTAATGCGTACCTGATGCTTAAAAATATGGTGGTAGGTGAAAATGCTAAGAAAAGCCTCAAAGAGGAGGGTATCTTAGAGATTATGGAGAATGGTGATGCTAAGTTTTTGACTAAGCAGATCCAGACAGAGGCTATAGAAAACCATTTAGACAGGCTAGAGAAAAATATCTATAAGTTTTCTCAGGTGCCCGATCTTTCTGATGAAAACTTTGCGGGTAATCTCTCTGGTATTGCTATCCGTTTTAAGCTATTTGGGCTGGAAACAAAGTGTATTATCAAAGAGCGTAAGATGGAGAAATCTATTAAAGAGCTCTTTAGGGTGTTGTGTGCTCCTTTGAGAGTGCTTACGGATCATGAGCCTGATGTGCTTAACCTCAAAGTAGAGTTTACTAGGAATGTGCCTAATAACACTACTGAGCTGGTGGATACCGTGTGTAAGCTGGAGGGCAAGGTAGATAAAGAAACCCTCTTAGCTCTCTTGCCGTTTATTGATAATCCTAAAGAGGTACTGGAAAAGCTGAAAGCTGAGGCTGAGGCAGATAAGGCTAATAACGATCCCTATAGTGATAGAAATGTAGAGTTTGATGGTGCTACTCCGTTTCCTAACTTAAACGCTATCACAGGGGCTCAAGGAGGCTCTCAGAGCGGTTTTATGGCAGAGGGCAAGGAAAGTATCACTACAGAGGATAGCGGGGCTCAGAACGGCTAAAGGAGGGTTATACAATGGCTTACAAAGGGTATATAAATCCTGAGGTAGCTAAGATGTATGGTATCCCTTATAGCAAACTTACCGCTAAGCAGAAAAGGATCTTGCATGAGGATAGTGTGAGGAGGGCTAAGCTCATTGAGGAGCGTGAGCAAGATGTTTTAAGGAATGGGCTTAAAGCGTTTGAGGATGAGGCTAAAATGGAGAGGATCTTAGCCTCTATCTATAAGGAATGTCAGCAGAATATCTTAGCAGATGTACAGGAAACCTTAGCAAAGGTGCAAAAGGCAGGGGGTACATGGAGTTACGCTAATCAAAGTGCTCTTACTCGCAGTAGAGGGCTTTTTGAGCAAATTACTCAAGAGATTACTAAACTGGGGCAAAAAGAGAGCTCTTTGTTTTATCAGGGGCTAGGCAATATCTTTACAGATCAATATCTGAGGCAGATGTTTACTCTGGGGCAGTTTACAGAGGTGAAAGCTAACCTAAATAGGCTTAATCCAGCTCTGGTAAAGAAAACTCTTGATTATCCGTGGAGCGGGGCTATGTTTAGTGATCGGCTCTGGAATGATAAAGAGCGGCTGGGGCGTAATTTAAGGATAGGGCTTACTCAGAGTATGATCTTAGGTGAGGGTATCCCTGAGATAACAGATAGGATCAACAGAGGCATAAATACTACTAGGGCTAATGCTGAGCGGGTTGCAAGGTCTGAAACAAAGAGAGTAACCTATGTAGCTCATGATGCTGTATATACAGATACAGGGGTAGAGGAGCTGGAGTACCGCTGTGCTAATGGTGGTGATAGCCGTACTTGTGATCTTTGCTTTGCGGATAATGGTAAACACTATCAGAGAGGCAAAGAGCCTACTCTACCCCGTCATCCTAATTGTAGGTGTATCTATATCCCTGTAGTAGATGATACCTTTAAGCCTAATGAGCTCAATGAGCTTACAGGATCTATAAGAGGGGCTGAGAATTATGAGAAATGGTTAGCGGATAATGCCGATAAACTAAATCCAGATGGCTCTCTTAAAGATGGCTGGGTAAGAGATTGGAAAAACGGTGGTAAGTTGGTATATAAAGGTGATCCTGATGCCCTTAAACCGCCTACAAAAGAGGATCTAACTCCAGCGGTGAAAGCTGATAAGGATACTTTAGGCAGAGTAGATCCTGTAGTACTTACTGATTATCCTGAGGCGTTTTATGCTACTAAGGCTGAGGCAAAGAATACTCAGGCTCTCTTAGATGCTATCAATAAGGCGGAGGGTGCTGATGCGGATGTGGTAGCCCTTTACAAAAGTATGGATAAAGTATATAATTTTGATAAAGAGGGTATCCCATTTAAGATCTCTCACGGTAAAAATCATGCTGTAAGCTCTAGGTACTATATGAGTAGCGGTAAGTATTCAGATGTTACTCTGTGTATTCCTAAGCTATCTGGGGAAAACTTAGCGGGGCAGTTGCAAACTACTCTACATGAGGAAATGCACTTACTAGATCTTTTGCTTAGTGCGGATAATAGGGCTGGTGGTAAAAGGGGTAAGTGGGTAAGCTCTACCAGTGAAAAGCTGGTTGCTACATTTAAGGCTACAGATACCTCTATTGGAGATAAAATGTTAGCTTTATTTAAGGAGCATGATGCAGAGGTATCCGCTATCAGTACTCAAATGAGAAAAAAGTTATCTGATGGTATGGAGGCTCTGAGAGCTCAATATTTGCCTAATGGTGCTTTTGGAGCTGGATCTGATTATAAGGCGTATAAGAAAGCCTTATCTAAGCTAGAGAGTACTATAGAGGCAGAGAGAGATTATCTTTGTAGGAATGTAATGGGCGGCGGTATCGGAAATCTTGAGGATATATATGATGCTCTTTCTGGAGGTACATACAGAGATAAGGGTATTGTAAAATACGGTCATGGATCTGGCTATTACAGGAGTATGGATCAGAGGAGAGCGGAAACCTTAGCGAATTATGGAGCTCTCAGTGTTCTCCGTCCTGATTTGGTAGCTATGCTGGCAGAGGATAAACCAGAGCTTGTAGAGGCTCTGGCTGGCACGATTACAGAAATGTTAGGTATAGTAGGAGGTGTATAAGATGAGTGAGAAAGAAAAAGTAGAGAAAATGCTTGAGATAGAGGATCTGTATGCCTCTGTGTTTGGTATTCCTGAGCTTAAGTTTTTTGATTTAAGTAGTGAGGAGCTTTTAGATGAAAAAATAGAGGTACTCACTCAGCTTAAGGCGGGTAAACAGATTGGAGATATACCTAATTTCTATGATGTACTTGAGAAATTGCCTAAAAAGGGTATCTGGGATTTGTAAAATGTAAAAGAGCGGCTACTGGCTAAATGCTGGTAGCCGTTTTTTTTGTCTTTTTCGGTGAAATGAAATAAACTCTTGAGATTTTACAGGGTAAGTACATATTTTTGCTGATATGTAACCTATCTTTTGGAAAGAAAAAAGGGTTACTGAGGTGATAACCTACGGGGGATCGCACGGTAAAACTTAATTTTTTAAGGAGGTTTTAAGAAAATGGCTGAGGAAACAAAAAACACTGAGGTAACTACTGAGGTAAAAGAGGAAAAGGCTACTACCACTCCTAACTCTGAGGGTGCTGGTGCTGAAACTACTCCTAAGGCAAAGACTGAGGAGGAAATCAGAGCGGAAATCCAAAAAGAGTATGAAAAGATGGCGGATAAGCGTGTTACTGATGCTATCAAGAAAAAGGAGAAAGAGTGGGCTGATAAGGCGGCAAAGGAAAAGATGAGTGCTGAGGAAAGAGCTCAGGCTGAGGAAAGAGAGCGATTGGCGGCACAGGCTAAGAAAGATTTGGATCTTACCATTAAGGGGCTTAAGCTGGATGTGGTAGATGCTATTGCTGAGCTTGGGCTGGATAGTGGCTTTAGAAATCTGATTGCCGTTGAGGATCTGGCTAGTATCTCTGATGAGGATGAGCGTAAGAAAGCTCTAACCGCAAGAGTAAAGGGTATGAAAGCTCTCTTTGATGCGGAAGTTGCTAAAGCGGTAGAAAAGGCTAAAGCTGAGTTTCTTAAAGGCTCTACTCCCGCTACTGGTGATAAGGGCGGAGAGGATAAAACCGCTTATGATGAGGCTAAAAAGGCTGGAAATGTAAAGGGTATGATCTCTGCTAAGATGGCAAAGTATCATAACTCTGAGGATGAGTAAAGGCTCATCTAAACAAACATAAATTATAACTTTGAAAGGCAGGTAATTATAATGGCTGATATGGTTAAGCGTAAAGATTTTTTGACTGATGAGGTTGTTGATCTCTCTGATGAGATTAAGCTGGTATCCCCTACTGATACTCCGCTTACTACTATGTTGATGGGTAGAGGTGCAGTTGTTCCCGCAACGGATATTACCGTTACATGGCGTGAGAAACAGCTTGATACTACCAGAGGCACTCTGATTAAGGAGGGTGCTGATGCGGGTACTGTAGTTGTAAGCTCTCGCTCCTCTATCTCTAATCTGTGTCAGATCACTGAGAAAGTTACTCAGGTGAGCGGCACGGCTAGAGCCCTCCATCCTAAGGGTGTTGGTGATACTTTTGATGCTGAGGTGAGTGATCGCCTTATTGAGCTCAAGCGTGATATGGAGTGGTATTTCCTTAATGGTACTAAGACTGTTGAGAGTGATACCGCCGCTAGACAGATGAACGGCTTAGTTAATCTGGTTAATTCTAACAATGTGATTAGCACGGCTGGAGCACTTACGGAGGATCATTTCCTTGATGCTTTCCAAAAAATGTGGGATCACGGTGCTCAGGGTGAGTATTTTGCTTTTGTCAATGCTACTCAGAAAAGAGCGATCAATGCTCTTGCTAAGGCTGGCTCTAATGTCCGCTGGGTGCTGGAGAATGGCTCTGTAACTAATGAGTGGGGCGTGGGTATTTCTAAGATCGTTTCTGATTTTGGTACTATCAATCTGGTACTGGATCGCCATATGGATACTAAAACTATTCTGGCTCTTGATCTTGATGAGGTACAGATTGCAGAGCTCCGCTCTACTTTCTATGAGGATTTGCCTAAGGCTGGCGATTATTTCAAAGGTCATATTATCAATGAGAGCACTATCAAGCTCCTCAATAGCTATGCTGGTGCTAAGATTTTGATTACAGAGGCAAGCAAGGGCTAAAGAAAGAGAGGTAATTAGACTATGGCTAAGGCTACTACTACCGCTAAGGCGGAGAAAGAAAAGGATCAGGCTCAAGAGATGGCTCCTGAGGAAACAGTGGAAACTAAGGCTCCTGAGGAAACAGAGGGCGGTACTCAGAAAGAGGAAAAGGCTAAGGCTACTACTACCGCTAAGGCTGAAAAGGTCTATAAGTTTACCTCTAAAAATAAGTATCTTACTTGTTCCGCTGTAGGTGTTCAGTTTATTGACGGAAAGGCAGAAACAAAGAGCCTTGAGGCGGCTAAGGTGCTTGCTACTCTTGATGGTGTAACATTGATTGAGGAGTAAACCTCCTCAGAGGGGAGGTTTACAATGACAAGCCTTGAAAGATGTAAGATACTCTTAGGGCTCTCAGACGATAATACTAAAAAGCTAGCTATCTTAGAGGTGTGTTTGGAAAAGGCTAGAGAGGATATAGCCGATTTTTGCAGAGATACCTTTTATGATGAGGATGGGCTTGATGTGTTCCCTAGAGCTCTTAAGAATGTGCAAGAGGATCTAGCGGTAATGAAATACCGCAAAAGAGGAGCGGAGGGCGAAACCGCCTATACTCTCAGTGATGAGAATGTATCTTTTGATGATCCTTTACCAGACAATGTAAAGCAGAGGCTCTACCCCTACAGGAGGCTTTTTCCTAGAATGAATGAGCCAAAAGAGTAGGAGGTGAGCCTGATGCTGGATTTTATGCTGGATAAAAAGGTTATTGTTAAAAGGTACTCCTCTGATTTGGGAGAATATAACCGCCCTAAGAAAACGCTGAAAGAGGTAGGCTCTTATCCTTGCCATATCTCAGAAAGTAACAGTAACACAGCTCAAAAAGCCCCTCAAAAAGAGGCTACTACAGATCTTAATCTGTATACTGAGCCTGATGCTGATATTGAGCTGGGAGATGTGCTTTATATTTATGAGCTTGATGAGTATGATGAGATTATTCTAAGCTCTGAGTATAAGGCTCTGGCAGATAAACCATATAAAAAGCGGACAGCTCTTAAGGTGCCTTTAGTGGGTGCTCAGGAGGTGTAGCTATGTCTGATATGGGCTTTTCTATTGAGGGCTGGGCTGAGTTTGTTGAAAACTTTGCTAAGTTTGTGGATCAATGGGAGGCTAAAAAAGCTATCCTTTTGCGGCGTATGGGTAATATTTACCTAAACAGTGTATTACCGTTTGTGCCTGTAGATACCTCTAGGCTTGTAGATAGTATTTTTCTGTTTGATGATGGAATATCTGAGGACTATGTAGAGGTAGGTACAAATGTAAAATATGCACTCTTTGTAGATGAAGGTCATGTACAGCATAAAAGATTTTTACCAGCGGATAGGCTGAGTGTGGGCGGCAAGTCAAAATACCTTAAGAGTAAGGATCAAAAAGGCATAATGCTTAAAGAGCGTTATGTACAGGGTGCTCACTTTATGGATAAGGGAATGACAGCGGCTAAGCCTAGTCTTACACGGCTGGTAAATAGTTTTATGGAGGAGTGTGCCAGAGAAGTAGAGGGAGGTAGGTAGCTATGAGATTGCTTAATAGCGTTTGTAAAGTGATTGCCTCCGCCTATGAGGGTGTGCCTGTACATATTGAGGAGGTGCCTAGCGATTTTGAGCGGGGTAGCTTTTATGTATCTTTAACTACAGGGAGTACAGAGCTCAAAAATATCAATGTGTATCAGGATAACCCTACTTTTCAGATCGTTTACTTTGGTAAGCGTAATGAGGCGGATCAGGTGTTTGCTGAGGGGCTGTATGAGGTAAAAGAAAAGCTAAAATACCTTTTCATACTTCAAACAGTGTTACCAGTGATACCGCTGGAGGGTGTTGAGGAAAAACAGCGGTATGCAAAGATTGAGAGTTACTCTGATGAAATGAGGATCTCAGAGGGTGCTATTTATGCAAGGTTGGTACTCAATTTCACAGAGGATTTACCTAAACCTCCTAATGAGTATGAGCTCATGAGTGAGGTTGATTTTATAACTGAAACTAAAAGTAATGGATAAAGGAGGTTGACAATATGGGATTGCCTGATATTGTTATTGAGTTTTCTAAGAAAGCTGTAGCCGCTATCCAGAGTGGTACTTTGGGGGTAGTTGGTATTATCCTCAAGGATGCTAAAAATAATGGTGCTATGATCCTAAGGGGCGTGGATGAGATCCCTGATGGAGAGAGTGCCTTTAGTGCGGAAAATACGGCTTATATTCAGAGAGCCTTTACAGGGGCTCCTACAAAGGTGATTATTTACACCTTGCCTCAGGATGCAGAGAATTACAATGCGGCTTTTAAGTACTTTGGTACACAGAAAGTCAATTATATTGTAGGTGCTCCTGATATTACAGCAGATGAGGCTAAGACTTTTGCAACATGGATTAAGGGGCTTAGGGCTAAGACGATCCGCCGCCCTGTAGCGGTGCTCCCTGATACGGTTGCAGATGATCGCTCTGTGATTAACTTTTCTGTAGTGAATTATTCCGCTACAGAAAAGATTATGGAGGGCGAAAAGGCTTATACCGTTGCTGAGTACTGTAGCCGTATCGCTGGCTTGCTGGCTGGTATTGATCTAAGGATCTCTGCTACATACAAGCCGCTTTCAGAGCTTACCCAGATCCCTAGTGCGGATGATGAGGATGTGGATAAGGCTATTGATGATGGCAAGCTGGTACTCTACAGTGATGGAGAGAGGATTGTAGTGGGTAGGGGTGTAAACTCTCTTACTACTACCTCTGAGGTCAATACTGAGGATCTTAAGAAAATTAAGATCTCTGCTATTCAAGATCTCATTGAGAGCGATATTTACAGCACTATCAATAGCTCTTATATCGGTAATTACAGTAACAGTTATGATAATAAGTGCTTGCTGATTACCGCTATTAAGGGGTATCTGAGAGGGCTGGAGGCTACAGAGGGAGGCAAGGGCTACCTTAAAGCGGATAGCTCTACCATTGAGATCAATATTGCTAAGCAGAAACAGTATCTTGAGAGTATCGGTGTAGATACCTCTGATATGTCTGAGCAGGAAATCAAAGAGGCTAATACTGGCTCTCATGTTTTCCTTAAAGGTACTATCAGTATCCTTGATGCTATTGAGGATGTTGATATTTTCATCAATAAGGAGTAAAGGAGGGTATATGTAATGGCTATTGAAACTAAGCGTATTTGTAACGGTACTTTTGGTGAGATTTGGCTTGATGGCGATTATGTCGGAGAGTGTAAAAAGGCTCAGGCAAAAGTAGAGTTTAACAAAGAGGAGATCAAACAGTGCGGGATGTTTTTCACTGATAGTAAGGTGGTAGGCTGTAAAGGCACTGGCTCTCTTACCTTGTTTAAGGTAAGCTCCAGAATGGCTATCAAAATTGCCGATATGGTAAGAAATAAACAGGATGTAAGGTTTACTGTGGTAAGTAAGCTGGCTGATCCTGATGCTTACGGTGCTGAGCGTATTTCTATTAGCGGCGTACAGTTTGACGATCTTACTCTGTTTGATTGGGAGGCTCAAACGCCCGGTGAAGTTGAAACTCCGTTTATCTTTACAGGGTATGAGTATCTGGATCAGATTGCTCCTCAGTAAAGAGTACTATCACAAAGGTAGTAAGGCGTGTGAGGGGTTATAGGATCTCTCACACGCCTTATTTTTATTTTATTAAGAAAATAGGAGGGCTATAAAATGGCTACTAAAACAACAAAAACTAATGAAAATCCTGAGATTATGGAAGTTGAACAGGCTGAACAGAAAGCGGCTGTAAATGTGCTGGATCTTTTGCTGGGATCTGATGTGGGAGATATTAAGCTCCCTACTAAAGAGGTGGAAATCACTAGGCTTAGTGAGATTTTCGGTAAGCCGTTTATCCTCACTTGTCAGGCTCTTTCTCCTGATAAGTATGAGGAGGTACAGGATATGGCACTCTCTGTAAGCGGTAAAGATGTGGATCTGGATGTATCTCAGCTCCAGCTCTTTACAGTGCTTGAGGGTGTTATGGGGGCAGATGGTAAGCCGCTCTTTAAGAGTGCGGATCTCCGTACTAAATATAAGGTGCCTACTCCTAAGGATGTGGTGAGAAAGATCCTCCTCTCTGGTGAGATTACCGCTGTGTATACAGAGATTGCTAAGCTCTCTGGCTTTGGTGATGGGGCGGTTAAAGAAGTAAAAAACTAATTGAAACGGATGGGCTTACTCAGATGATGTACTACTATTGGAAACATGGTAGGATACGCCCATCCGTTTTCTATTCTATGCCTAGAGGAGAGCTCACTGTAATACAGGCTTTTTATGAAAAAGAGGTACAGGAGAGAAATGAGCTCATAGAAAGCTCAAATAATAAGGCTGTATGCCCTATGTGGCTTATGGTGTGATGATGTGAAAGGTTTGTAAAGGAGGTGCTGTATTATGATTGAGTTTGGTGCAAAACTTAGCTTAAAGGATAATATGGCGGCTACTCTACAGAAAAACCTTGAGCTACAAAGAAAGTTTACTCAGCAAATAGCTCAAACTAATGCAAGTGTTAGAGAGCTAGGGAAAACAAAGGTAAATACCTCTATCAATGCTACGGATAATGCCTCTGGAGTATTAGGTGTAGTAAAAGATGGGGTAGAAAAGGTAAAACAGAGATTTCTTAGCGTTGGCTCTGTAAAAATTGCTCCTAAGGCTGAGATTGACGATCAGGCTACCGCTCAGGCGGATAAGATTGCAAATAAAATCAAAGAGATAGGGCGGTTTGTAGCTAGCCCTGTGGTAAAACTCAAGGATCTTATCTCCTCTGAGGCTGGCAGAATAAGTAAGAAACTCAAAGAGATTGCTACTACTTATACTCCTATTGTGAGGCTGAGAGATGCCGCCTCACAAGGGCTAGCTAAGATTAAAAATACCTTAGGGTGGCTAGGTCGTGCTGTAGCTTACCCTGTATTGAGCCTTAAGGATATGGCTACTACAGGGATAAACAAGGTTAGAGTAGCTTTAGCTACTGTAGGTAAGTTGGTAGTTAAACCCGCTATAGCTATCAAGGATACGGCTACAAAGGCGATAGAAAAGGTAAAAAGCGGGTTAAAAACGGTGGGTAAAACGGTTGCTAAGCCGTTTATCCAGATCAAGGATAAGGCTAGCCCTATCATAAATAAAGTACAGAGCGGCTTAAAGGCTATAGGTAAAACTACAGCTAGAGCCGCTCTTGCTATTAAAGATGGGGCTAGTAAGGTTATTTCAAAGGTAAAAGACGGATTAAAGGGTGTAGGATCTACAGTGGCTAAGGCTACTGTAGCTATCAAGGATGCCGCTAGTGCAGGGCTTGATAAAATAAAGAGCACTCTTGCTACTCTGGCTAAGGGCGTTACTATTGCCGTTGGTATAGCTGGAGCTGGTACTTTTGCCTCTCTTATGGAGGGGGCAAAACTTGAACAGAGTATAGGTGGTGTAGAAACTCTGTTTAAGGGGGATGCCGCCGCTGTAAAGGCTAATGCGGATGCCGCATTTAGAACGGCGGGGCTCTCTGCTAATGCTTATATGGAAACCGTTACAGGGTTTTCAGCCTCCCTCTTGCAGTCCTTAAAGGGTGATACAGCTAAAGCCGCTAAGATCGCTGATATGGCGGTCATTGATATGTCGGATAATGCTAATAAGTTTGGTACTGATATGGCTAGTATCCAAAACGCCTATCAAGGATTTGCGAAACAAAACTACACCATGCTCGACAACCTCAAGCTAGGTTATGGCGGTACTAAAGAGGAGATGCAGAGGCTCTTAGTAGAGGCTGGAAAGCTCTCAGGGCAGACTTATGATATTAGTAGCCTATCTGATGTATACAATGCTATCCATGTGATACAGGAAAATCTAGGGGTTACTGGTACTACTGCTAAAGAGGCGGCTGAAACCTTTAGCGGATCTTTTGCCGCTATGAAAGCCTCAGCTCAAAATCTGTTAGGAAATCTAGCAATAGGCGGGGATGTTACTGGATCTATGGAGGCTCTGGTAGATACAGCGGCTACCTTTATAGGCGGTAACTTAATCCCTATGGTGGTAAATATTTTCACAGCGTTACCAGATGCTATTAGGGTAGGGTTGAGTAATGCGGCTCCTAAGATTAAGAGTATGTTGCAAAATGTACTCCCTCCTGATGTGTTTGATGGTATTATGGGTGCCTTTGATGTTGTGAAAAACATTGTTACTACTTTTAAGCCTGTAGTACAGCAATTAGGGGCTATGTTTACCTCTGTAGCTCCTAAGATTGCGGATGCCTTAAGCGGTGCTTTTGGAGATGGTAGCGGTATTATACAAGGCTTTGCTGATGCTATCTCTATGGCTATTCCTACAATAGGTAATCTGTTAGAGGGAGTGGCTCAGGTAGTAGCCGCTATAGCTCCTGTTTTGGGTAGTCTGGGTAATATGTTCCTAGAGGTATTCCCTAGTATTCTGGGTGTGATAGATGCGGTTATACCCGCTATATTACCTATCCTAGAGAGTTTGGGTACAGTGATACAAACACTTATACCAGTGGTATCTCAGATTATTCAGACTTTTGCGGGGATTATTCAACAGGTATTCCCTATTGTGAGTGAAGTAATCACAATGGTACTCAATGCTGTAATGCCTATTATAGAGGCTTTTGCTGGGCTTATACAGCAAGCATTACCTGTAGTGCAGAGTATCATAGAGATAGTAGTGGGGGTAATTCAAACGATTTTCCCCATAGTATCTCAGATCTTTCAAGAGGTGGGGGCTAAGATTGCAGAGGTAATCAATACTGTTATTACCCCTGTAATGGGTATTTTACAACAGGTTTTCCAGACGGTAGCCCCGATTATTCAAACGGCTATACAGGTAATATCCTCTGTATTTCAAGTGGCTTGGAGTATCATCTCCCCTATTCTGGATTTGGCTATAAGTATCTTTCAAGCTCTGCTGAGCGTGGTACAAAAGGTATTTCCTACGATCCAGAATATCATATCTAAGGTATGGAGTGTGCTACAGCCTATCTTAAATGCCTTATCTAGTGCTCTATCCGCTGTAGGCGGTGCTATTAGTAAGGTGGGAGGATGGCTGAGCTCTGGTTTTAATACCGTTAAAGGCTGGTTAGGGTTTGCGTATGGTAAAGATCGTGTACCGTACAATAACTATCCCGCTATCCTACATGAGGGTGAAAAGGTACTTACCAGAAATCAGGCGGATCAATATGATAGGGCTATGAGTACTAGGGGTGTTGAGTTATCTCCTAGCATTAAGCCCCTTGAGATTGATACCAGTACTCCAGAGGCTCCTAAGGCTATACAGGAAATCAGTGGAGAAAAACAGGAAAATAACGGATCTAATACTAAGATTGAAAAGCTGTACCTTGCTGAAACTCTGATAATTGAGAAAGAGGCAGATACAGATAAGGTAGTACAGGATATGGTTACTAAGTTCCGTAAATTGGTGCCTAATATGGCTTAAGGAGGTGCAGAAACTTGAATTTTACCATACAGCAAGAGGGTAAGGGCAGAATTGCTCTCCCTGTTAAGCCTACGGATTATACCGTTTCTGTATCTCATAAGAATACGGTAACTAATGTAATCCAAACAGGAGATATAAACCTCATGGGAAAGACAGGGCTAAGGGCGGTATCCCTTAGCTCTTTCTTTCCAGCTAGAGATTATAACTTTGCAAAATCTGTAGGCGATCCGCTCTCTTTGGTAGAAAAGATTGAGAGCTGGAGAAACTCTGGAGAGCCTTGTAGGGTTGTAATTGGTAGATCTCTCAATATGGAGTGTACTATTGAGAGTTTTAGCTGGGGTGAGCAAGATGCTACAGGAGATATATACTATACATTATCATTAAAGGAATACAAAAGGATTAAGATCAAAAAGGCTAACATTACTGTAGAAACAGATCCGCCTAAGCAGAGGGAAACAAAAGCTCCAGAAACAAACAGCGGTAAAAAATACACTGTTAAGAGCGGGGATTGCCTCTGGAATATCGCTAAAAAGTTTTATGGTAATGGAGCTCAATATAAAAAGATTGTAGATGCTAACCAGCAGATTTTTTCAAAGAGGAGCCCTAATTTGATTTATGCTGGTGAGGTTTTGAATATCCCTTAAGGTGAGGAGGTGCTAAAGTGATTGTACTACATAAGGATAACGATATTACAGACTATATAAGTTCTATGAGCTGGGGCGGCTCTAAGTCGCAAATGGCTAGAAAATTAGAGCTTAAGATTGTAAACGCTCCTTTAGATCCTAATGTACAGAAACTTGAGATAGCCCTTGCCGATCCTATATACTTGTTTGAGGATGATGGAAAAACAGAGCTCTTTAGAGGGTTTATTACTGAGCGGGAGGCAAGTAGCACTACTGGTACTGTGAGCTATGTAGCCTATGATATTTTGTTTTATACCCTCAAAAGTAAGGCTACTTATAACTTTAGCGGAAAGACAGCGGAGGCTATTGCTCAAATGGTTTGCGGTGATATGGAGATCCCTGTAGGATCTTTAGCCTCTACTGGTATTTCCCAAAAGCTCATAGTACAAAACAAGTCTATCTATGATATTATCTCTGAGGCGTATGCTCAGGCAACAGAGCAAAACAAAAAAGAGTATATCATCTTAGCTAGAAAAGGTAAGCTCTGTGTGGAGCGGGTAGGCGGTATTGTTTGTGAGATTGAGTTAGCTGAGGATAGTAATATTATCTCCAGCAAGTATAAAGAGAGTATTACTAACATGGTAAACAGGGTTAAGATCTATGACGGAAAAGGAAACCCTGTAGGGATGGTGCAAAACGATAAGGATCTAAAGTACGGTATTTTTCAACAGGTTTACACAAAAGAGGAGGGTAAGGATGCTACCACTACAGCTAAGAGTATGTTTAAGGGTGTAGAGAAAACCTTTACTCTTGAGTGCGTAAACTTTAACGGTGCTATTACTGGGGCTGGGGCTATTGTAAAAGATAGCTCTACAGGCTTGAGCGGTGATGTGTGGATAGAGGCTGATACTCATACTTACAGTAAAGGGGTGGCTACCATGAGCCTCACAGTAACTCTTAGAGATCGTGCGGCTGAGGTAGTTGAGGAGGAAAAGAAAGAGGAGAAAAAAGAGTACAAAGTAGGAGATATAGTACAGTTTAAGGGCGGTAAACACTATGTATCATCTACTGGTAATAAGGCTGGAGGCTCTCCCTCTGCTGGTCCCGCTAAGATAACTATTATCAATAAGGGATCGGCTCATCCTTATCACTTAGTTACTGAGGATTGGAGTAAAACTCATGTATGGGGCTGGGTAGATGAGGGCTCTTTTAGCTAGGAGGTGCGTGTATGGCTGATAGCGGCGGAGAGATGAAAAATGATGCTTTCTATGCTGAGATGATAAACATGATGAGATCTCAGGGTAGTAAAGATAATCCTGTTACTCTACAGCTAGGAGTTATGCAGAGCTCTAATAGCGTAAAGATAGATGATCTGGTGCTCAATGCTGAGGATTTATATATAGCGGATTATTTAATCTCTGGATATACCAGACAGATTAAGATCCCCTATGTATCCTCAGTGAGTGTAGATACTACTCAGAGTAACGGTTTTGCGGGTAAGGATAATCCTGATCCTGATGTAATGCTTTCACGGCAAACACAGATAACCTATACAGATGGGCTTAAAAAGGGTGATCTGGTAGCGGTGCAAAAGCTGAATGATACAAATAAATATGTAATCTTAGCCAGAGTAAAGGAGGCTTGATAATATGAGTTTATTTCCTTTTGCTACGGATGAGGAGATTGCTCTTGTTACACCAGATGTAACCGCCTCCTCTATTCGTGAGTATGAGCTTGATTTTGCTACTGGGAGGCTCACTGGTAGGATTGTAACTGGTGTAGATGCTTTGTGTATATGGGCTTATTTAGCTCTAAAAGCTCAGAGATATAGATGGGTTATTTATAGCTGGCAATATGGAGAGGAGTACACTAACCTCATAGGCTATAGCTTTGATGGGGATTACCTGTACTCTGAGGTAAAGCGATATATTGAGGAGTGCTTGTTTATCAATGAGCACATAACAGCTATAGAGGATCTTACAGTTTCTCAGGTAAAAGAAAAGCTGTATGTAAAGTTTAAGCTGGTAACAGATGTAGGTAGTAAGGAGGTGGCTATTGATGTATGAGGATCAAACTTTTGAGAAAATCCTACAGAGATCCTTAGAAAGAGTGGGGGTTGATGTGGATAAGCGTGAGGGCTCTCTGATTATGAACGCTATAGCCCCTGTATCCGCTGAGCACGCAAATATTTATATTTTGCTGGATGGTATAATCTCTGATGGCTTTGCTGATACGGCTAGCAGAGAGTACCTTATCAGGAGATGTAAAGAGAGAGGCATTGAGCCTCAGGCGGCTACTTACGCTGTACTAAAAGGCAAGTTTAATATGGAGATACCTATAGGATCACGCTTTAATTTAGATGAGCTGAATTATGCGGCTATAGAGTTTATTGAGAGTGCTACTGAGGATGGCACTCTTTTTTACTACTATCAAATGAAGTGTGAAACAGTGGGTACAGAGGGTAATAAGTTCTTTGGTGAGCTTTCCAGCATTGATTATATCAATAAGGATCTGGAGGGCTCTCTGGTAGAGCTTTTGATACCCGCTGAGGATGATGAGGATACAGAAATCCTCAGAAAGAGGTATTTTGCCTCTTTCAGCTCTAATCCTTTTGGCGGCAATAAACAGGATTACAAAGATAAAACTAATGCTCTTGATGGTGTGGGCGGTACTGTGGTAGTGCCTATTTGGAATGGTGGCGGTACAGTAAAGCTCATTATTATCAATAGTGATTTTGGAGCCGCCTCTGCTACTTTGGTAAAATCGGTACAAGAGGCGATTGATCCAGATCCTAAAGGTACTGGCTCTGGTATTGCTCCTATAGGGCATACAGTAACGGTAGTAAGTGCTGATACTTTTACTGTTAATGTAGCCTGTACTCTTACTTTACTTGAGGGGTATGCACTCTCTACTATAAAGAAAAAAGTACAAGAGGTACTTGAGGCGTATTTTTTGGAAATGCGTAAGGTTTGGGAAAATGGGGGCTTGATAGTTCGTATTTCACAGATCGAAAATAGGATCTTAGGTATTGATGGTGTTATAGATGTACTGAATACTACTATAAACGGCAATACCAGTAATATTACTTTGGAGCAGTCTGAAATACCGTTGTTAGGTACTCTGGAGGTGAGCTAATGGCTAAAGAGGTAGATTTGCTAAGCTATTGGATGCCTCTCCTTAGACAGCTTAAAGAGTTTAAGGAAATTGCTAATACTGAGGAGCCTGAGCTCAGATATATCCTAGCGGCTATAGATCGTACTCTGGCTAATATGTTTATAGAAACAGCGGATGAGTACGGTATTAAGCGGTATGAGGATATGATGGATATTGTTCCTGATGAGGAGGATACTCTTGATACAAGGCGGTTTAGGGTGCTTACTCTTTGGAATGACTATGTACCCTATACAAAGTCTGAGCTCTATAAAAGGCTGGTTAGTATATGTGGCTCAGAGAGTGCTTTTGAGCTGGAGGAGAATTATGATGAGTACTGGATAAAGGTTATCACTCATTTAGGGGTAAATGGGGCGTTTGAATTGCTCTCAGATACCTTTAAGGAGATATTACCCTGTAATCTGGTGCTGGAGTTTGAAAATCTCCTAGAGGCAAGTAAAATTACTCCTCTATATGTAGGGTGTGTGTGTACTACAGCTTTGCATTATTGTATAACTCATGATATTGAGGTAGAGGCTTTTAGCCCCTCCTCTGCTAATTTTGGTGTAGGGCTGAGTAAGGCTGATACTCAGCTAATTACTCATGATAAGGATATGAAAGGCTCCCTTAATTTGAGTGTTAAAAGCGGTACTGGTTACGGTATGGCTTACACTAAGATTATCACTCATGATATACAAAAGAGAGTAACTAACGGCGGTAAGCCTGTAGTAGCTACCTCAGCAAATGTAGCTACTACTATAACAATAAACTAAAAGAAAGGCGGGTAATAATATGGGTGCTTTTAATAGTGCGGTTATTACAAAAGGCGGTCAGGAGCTCCTTGCTAAGGTAGTTGCTGGCAAAACTAAGGTAGCCTTTACTAAGATTGCTGTGAGTGAGAATGTTCTTAGCGGCGATCTGGCTAGCTTAACAGGGATCGGTACAATTAAGCAGAGTGCGGCGGTAGCCAGTGTAGTAAAGCAGAATGGCTCTAATGTAAAGGTTAGTGCTAGCTTTTCTAATAAGGATCTGGTGGATGGCTACTATGTGCGTAATATCGGCTTGTATGCTACTGATCCTGATGTAGGGGAAATCCTCTACAGTGTATCGGTAGCAGATGAGAGTACCGCTACAGCGGATTGGATGCCGCCCTTTAGCGGTATCGGTCTTAGCTCTTTGCTGATTGATCTGGTAACAGCGGTATCTAATGCCTCTAGTGTGGAGGTCATTGTAGATCCTACAGCTATGGCTACTGTAGCTCAAGTAGTGGCTTTGCAAGAGGAGATTGATGATATAAAGCTCTATGTGGGCTACGGCTATGAGGGTACTTATGGTGTAGAGGTCGATTTTCCGAATAACAAGATCAAGAGAATTGCTGAAAATGAGGGGCTTACCGCTGGGGCGGATTTTGATAATCTGGCTCCGTGGGCTAGAAAGCGTTGTATCTTAGCGGATGATGGTACAGTGCTTGCCTATTATGGAGATACTGCTTACACAGAAACAGGTAAGCTCACTACAGCGGTTACAAAGGGTAGCACAAATTATCCAGTAGGTACTCCTGTACAGGTAATGGTAGAGCAAAACCTCTTTTATGTAAAAGCGGTGCCTATATCTACCATTGATGCTCCTACAGGTAGAGGGAAACAGTATAACAAGGTTAGATTTTATATTAGCCCTGAGCCTAGAGATGGATTTATCCCTATGCAAGGCTTTAAGGATGCTAATGGAGTATTGCAGAATAAAATCTACCTTGCCGCTTATGAGGGTGTACCTTATGATACTACCTCCAGCGCTTATATCACAGATAACAGCGGAGAGGCAGATCCTACTACTGCTAAGTTTAGCTCTATTGCTGGTGTTACTCCTTATAGGAGTATTACAAGGGCAGAAACTAGGACTATGGCAAACAATAGAGGGGCTGGCTGGCAGTTGCATAATATCTTTGCGGCTAGTGTATCTCAATGGCTTATGCTGATTGAGTATGCCTCTTATGATTGTCAAGCTAAGATCGGTAAAGGTGTATGTAGTGCCTCTACTGCGGTAAATACTGGGGCTACTGCTACTCTGGGTAATGCCTCTAGTGTACCTCCTGAGGAGGATACTGGTACTACCTCTGTTAGTTATCGTGGGGAGGAAAATCTCTGGGGTAATGTGTGGACTTGGCTTGATGCTATCAATATCTACAATACCAAAAATCCTAATGATAGTGCTATCTATCTTAAGGAGTACGGTACTTACACAGATGATACCTCTGAGGGCTATACAAGGCTTGCTTTTAATCCTGATCAATCAAGCGGCTATCAGAGTGCCTTAGGTGCTGATCCTAATTTCCCTGCTATCTCTTTGCCTACAGAATTGTACGGATCTGAAACCTCTGGTTTAGCGGCGTATTTCTACAATTCTCAAACTGGATGGAGGATTGCTCGGTTGGGCGGTACTTGGCATATTGGTGCTGTGTGTTCTGCTTGGTGCTTTAGTCTGAATAGTGCCTCCTCTAGTCTGTATGACAATATCGGCGGTCGCTTGCTGTATGTGCCTCAAGGTACTCATGATGAGGATGAGGAAGTAGCTTAAACTTGATATAACTCTTTTACAATAGAAAATCAATGTAAGAGCGTGGGAGAGAGCCTGTAAGGGCTCTTTTTCCATGCTTTTATATTGTCGGTAGCTTATATGTTTGGATTGCTCAATTAGGCAGTAATTGGAATAATGGTGCTAAATGTTCTGCTTGGTACTTTAATCTGAATAATGCCTCCTCTAATCTGAATGACAATATCGGCAGTCGCTTACTATATGTGCAAATATAAAAATGGTTTAACAGCGTTTTTAATAGGCGAGATATAGCTACCGTGCCTCTTGGCAAAACATGAAAAGTCTTTTTAGAGAAAGGCTGGTAAAAAATAATGAGGAGGTGCCTATGTGCGGTGTTTCCGTAAACTGTTTTATTTGATACTTGGAGGTAAGCACGGAGAAAATAGTGCTATTTGTATGCCTAATAGCTGGCTCCTCCTTATTTGCACATACAAAATGTGAGTTAGGATGTGAGCACTATGCAAGGTACAGGCAATCTATTTTCTAAGATATATGCTATTGATAACCTCCGCTTAGCATACAAAAACGCTAAGAAAGGTAAAGGCTGGTACAAAGAGGTAAAGGAAATTGAGAAAGATTTAGATCGTTATCTCAATGAGCTTAGAGAAAGCCTTATCAATCATACATACCATACCTCTCCCTATGAGATATTTACTAGAATTGAGGGGCAAAAAGAGCGGGAAATCTATAAACTACCCTTTTATCCAGACAGAGTATGTCAATGGGCTATTTTACAGGTGATAGAGCCTTTTATACTGAAAAATCTTACCAGAGATACCTACAGTGCCTTACCTAAGAGAGGGGCTATGCCTATTATTAAGGCTCTTAGGGGATATGAGCGGGTTATTAAAAAAGATGGTAAGGTAGTCCGTAAAAAGTGGATACCTAGTATCTTAGTTTCTGATCCTGAGAATACCGCATACTGCTTAAAGCTGGATATAAGAAAGTACTACCCTACTATTGTGCATGATGTTCTAAAGGTGAAGTTTAGAGAGCTTTTCAAAGATGAGGAGCTTATCTGGTTACTGGATGAAATCATAGACAGTATTAGTACTTGCCCTGCTACTGAGGAAAACACAGAAACCCTCCAGCGGTTAGGGGTTTGTGTAAATGTGGTGGTAGATGATGATGGTAGAGAGTTTATAGATGGCGTGGGTATACCGATTGGTAACTATGTATCTCAGTATGACGGCAATTTTAATCTTTCAGCTTTGGATCACTGGCTGAAAGAGGAAAAGGGTATAAAGTACTACTTTAGGTACATGGATGATATGGTTATCCTCAGCGGCTCTAAAGAGGAGCTACATAAGCTCAAAAGAGAGATAGATGATTTTCTTGCTCAAAATCTAAAACAGGTGGTAAAGCATAACTGGCAAGTATTCCCCTCAAAAGTGAGAGGGATTGATTTTGTGTGTTATCGCTTTTTTGGTGAGTATACTCTCCTCAGAAAATCCACTTGTAAAACCTTTAAGAAAAAGATGCTTGCTATCTCAAAGAAAAGAGAAAATAATATGAGCCCTACTTATAGTGAGTGGTGCTCATTTAATAGCTACATGGGGTGGCTAAAGCACTGTGATAGCTACAGGCTTTTTCAGAAATATGTACAGCCGAATGTAGAATATATGCACAATTATTATCTTAAGGAGGTAAAAGGTAATGCAGAAATATGTAAAAGTAAGGAGCACCGCTAGAGAAGTGTTGCCGCTTGAGATTGATGAGTACCATGTTATCCTCAATAGCGGGATCACTGAAATCCATGAGCCGCCCTCTGATGAGGATATGGATGGTGGCTTTGATGGGTGGGAGATTGCTGAGCAAATTATCTATGATAAGGATGAGTATATCAAGGTAATTACTGAGAAAAGCAATTCTCTTGAGGAGCAAGCTACTAATCTCCAGCTTGCCCTTGTGGATGTGTATGAGATGATGCTGTAAAGCAGAAAGGAGCTTACTTATGGCTAAGATTTATGCAGAGCTTATTAGAAAAGGGCTTAAAGAGCTTAAAGATGTACCCGAAAAACTCAGGGCAGAGGTTAAAAAGCTCTTAGCGGCGGAGTAATTGATATGATTATCAATTTTATCCTAAAAACCTTTTTAAGAAAGGAGGTGCCTACTATGGCGGTTATCTATGCTACCCTTATTGTTAAAGGGAGAAAGGCTTTTAAGGATGTGCCTGAGATCCTTAAAGAGCAAGTAAAGCAGATTTTGATTGATCTGGAAGTACCAGAGCTGGCAGTAGTCGATTGATGAGGGAGGGCAAAACCCTCCCTTTATCATGGCAGAAAGGAGGATCTTGCTATGGATGAAAAAGAATATGAGCACAGGCTTACAGCAGTTGAGAGCCGCTGTAAGAGCAATTCTCACAGGCTGGATACTGTTGAGGCAGAGCTTAAAGAAAACACTGAGCTCATAGTGTCAATCAAAGAGCTTGCTTTGGAAACTAAGCACATGAGAGAGGATCTTAATGAAACGATCCAGAGGCTTGATAAGCTGGAGAGTAAAGATGGGGATAAGTGGAGTAAGTTCAAGTGGCTTATTGTAACTGGTCTTGTTACTCTTATTTTAGGTTATCTTGCCGCCTCTATAGGTCTTAAGTAGAGGGGGTGCAGATATGGCTAAACATAGTGCTAGGAGGCGATCCAGACTATCTACGGAAAACTCAAAAAGGCATAGGATAGAGTTTTCTAAGATTATCGTTATCATTACAGGCTTACTCTTTATCTTTATTCTTTGGGATATAAGGGCGGCTACTAAAGAGGGGCTTGATGTTAGCGGATATGCTATGCAAGAAATTTTAACTACTGGAGGTATCTTTGGTGCCTCTATTATTTTTTACCTCAATAAGAGTAAGATAGAAAATCTTTCTAAAGGAAAGATCCGCTATGCGTTACTTAAGCTGAGGCTGGAGCTACGGCTTAAAAAGCTGGTGCCAGATGAGCTTTACAGCGTTGTAGCTGAGGAGCTTAATGAGTTGGATACTATGCTTGATAATAAGCTGGATGGGGCTCTGGAGGAGGCTATACAAAAAGAGGTAGATCAAAATATCTAA